TCGTCTAAAGGAAAGTCTTGTTTAAACTCAACTACTCCATCACGTATTAATTGATCTATTAGTCCATTTTCTAAAATAGATTTAAATTCTTCTTCTGATCTGAATTCACCGTCATACCAATATCTACAAGCCATTATTTAGATTTTATCAAATTTACGGATTTTTAATTACATTTCTTTTCGCCAATAGTTCTTTCTATTTCCCCATCCATTTCTTTTAAATTTGGTTCTAATGCAGTTATTTCTATTTGGCCTAAAATATTTTCAAAGTAATTGTCAATAGCTTTTCTTCTAGCACTCTGTTCTACTTCTGTTTCAACCTCACTAGTTTGTGTTGGCTGAGATTTTAAAGCATCTAGTTCTGCGTCATATGCAGCGTTAATTTCTTCTTCTACAGTTGTATTTGATCCAGCAAGCTTTTCAATTTTTCTTCCTTTTGAATTTATATATATCCAAAATCCTGGACTTTTTAAAGCCGCTTTAAAAGATTTTTCTCTTCTTTCTTCTATTTCAGCTTTCTTAGCTTCTATATCTGGTGTAGTAGTTTCTTTAGTTTCTGTTTTAGGAGCAACAGTAGCTTCGTATCCTTTAAAATCTGTTTCAGTAGTAGCTATTTCTATAAAACCTGTATCAGGATTTACGCTACCTTTTGCTATTGCTGCTCTAAGATTAGCTAATTTTGGAGATATGCCTTCTCTTCTTTTGTAAGATTGTTCTCCTGTTTCAGGATCTGTTATTACTTCTAAAGAAGCAGGAATTCTTCCATAAAAAGTTTCAGCACCTGTTTTAGAATCAACATATATAATGTCAATACTTCTATAACCTGGGTCAACATCAGCAGTTCCAAATTCATTTTGAGAATATCTTAACTTTACTTTAGGTTTTTGTTCTCTTATTTGTTCTAATGTTAAAGTATTTGGATCATTAACTGCAGACTTATCTAAAGGCTGGTCAGTTTTCATATCTTCAAACTTACCGTCTTTTCTTATAGCTTTTCCTTTACCTTTAAATTTTTTATCATTAGTAACAGATATTATAAAACTATCCGTAGCTACACCTTTATAATATGTATTTTCATTACTAAATATATCTAATAAATCTGTTTGATTTACTTCGCTTGCTTGGTTATTAGGAGCAAAAGCATTATTTATATTAATCTGTTCTGGAGCTGCGTTATTAAGATTTGGATCAGGTCCAGGAGTTTTGCCTTGGTAATCTGCAATAATATCAAACAAAGTTTCTGATACTATTTGTTCTATACTAGCACCATCAAAGAAAGTATCTGTTTCTAGATGTTTTAAACTTGGTATACTATCTATATCTTGTAAACCAGGTATTGCTCCATTTAAACGATCTTTAATTAATTGAAAAGCATTTGGAAATTTTTCTAAAAGTTTGACTACTACATCACTGTCTAAATTACTGTAGGCTATAGTACCTTCTGTAGATGTAGCTAACTCGTCTAAAGCTTGTATTACACTTTCTAATTCTTTAGTTTGCTTATCACTAATTTTTTGTCTTAATTCTTCACTAGCTACTGATCTTTTTTGATTATTAAGATCGTTAGCTGTATTACTTACATTACTACTAGTTGTAGAGCTTTTTGCTTTATTGATTTGCTCTTCTTGCAAAGCTATAGCAGTTTCCATAGCTTCTTGCACCATAAGTTCTTTTTCACTTTCTAAATAAAGAGTAAACTCTTGCGCCCCCTCTTTAGTCATAAGCATATTATAAAAAGCAGCTGCTTTAGCTTTCTTATCTTTTAGCTTAAAAAGATCAGTAACAATATCTTTAATTTGTGTTCTGGCAAAATTATATTGATTAGGATTTTTTTCTTTAATGTCTGCAAGTATTTGAGATACTGCAAATTGAACTTTGTCTTTTGTATTTGCAAATTTAGGATCAGTAGATTTAACTTCAGTACCGTCTTCTAAAGTTATACTAGTAGTTTCTTGGCCTACAACAAATCTTACAAAATTCTTATCATTTATAAAAGCAGATAATCCACTTTCTCCTACTAAGTCTCTTAACTGTTCTGTTAATTCTTTTTCTCTTTTTTCTATATTTTCTGCAGAAGATGTTAAGAATGTTAATTGATTTCTCAATTGCATTTTTAATCTTTCTTTTAAAATATATTGTTCTTGCTCAGAAGCATCTTCAAATTCTTTTTGTACAAAAGCTTCTAATTTACTATCAACGTTTCCTTTTCCGCTCAATAAACTTTTATCCGCACCTACAGCACTTCTAACAGGAGTACCATAAGACACTGATCCTAAAAACTTTTTATTAAATACTTTGTCTACAAAACGTCTTTCATAATTTAATAAGTCTTCAGTTTTTTCTGTAGCTTTAATTATACCTTCAGCATTGTTTCTAGCAGTTTCAATTATTTTCTTTTTTTGTTCTCCTGTATATTGAAACTCTTGATCTTTGTGTGCATAAGTTTTATTAAATTCTTCTAGACCCATTTCTTCTAATGCATCTAAATCTTGGAAAATAGTATCTGCAATTCCTGTTTCTATTCTAGTAGAAACAAAATTATAAAAAGCTTCATGCTCTTTATTTTTATAATTAAAAATATCTCCTTTTTCTAGAGCTTTATCCATTTCTGCTTGTATGCCTACTCCTTTAAGCATATTTTCAAGACTCTTTTGCAAAGCTACATTAGTACTTACAGCATTATAAATGTCGGCTTGATTTTGTGCTTTTTCCATTTTAGCACCAGTATCTTGCCATCCTTCATAAAAACCACCATACCATGTCCATCCCATTCTCCGCTTTCCTGCAGCTCTTTCTTGAGCACTACGCATTCTAACACCAGGTAAACCTAACATACCCATAAGTCCTCCTATAGCAATACTATCTTGTCCCTCTACAGATTTAAAATATTCTTTTGCAGAATGAGCCATAGTAGGTAAAAACTCATTTAACGTTTCTCTTGAAGGATCTGTAAATTGAGAAGAATAATAATTAGAATATCCTTCTTCAAAAACTCCTTGACTAAATTCTTCAAAACTTTCTCCTAATCCTCTAGCAGCAGTAGGTAATATTACTCTACCATAGGCTTTAGCAGCAAAACCTCTTTCAGCTCCTCTTGCTACCATTTTGCCTCCAACCATTTTAGTTCCTGTTAAAGGATTTATTTTTTGGCCAGCTTTTCTTAATAGCCCTTGGCCTAACCTATAACTAGAATTAAATATTCTAGGAAACTGTAACATGTTAGAAAATCCTACTAAAGGAACATTAGAAAACCAAGCCAACTCTCCAGCATTTTCAGCATTGTTTTGTATTTTAATTCTGTCTTTTTTTGGAATATCTTTTTCTAATTCAGCAAGTACTTGAGTTTCAGTAATACTTAAATTACCAAACTCATCCATATTATCTCGAATAATATTTTCATACTTCTGCTTTAATCCTTTCTTAACTCCTATATCTGAATTAATATAATTACGAATTGATTTGTCTTTAGTACTTTGATAAGTATCTCTAGCTATTAAACTAGATTCATATCCTGCTGTACGAACCATAGTAGTTGCTGTACCTATTCCTTTCTGAAACTTAGCAGTTAAAGGTATAATTTTTGCCATATTATACATATCAGCAACTGTATCTAATCCTCTTGCTACCCTAATTCCTTTAGAAAAAGTTCTTGTTCCATAAGCAGCTAATCTTGCAGTATTAGCTATTAATGATGCTCCACCAGTAGGAGCTGCTAATAGTCCTGCTACTGTTTCTGTAAGTATAGCTCCTGCTATAAATGAAGCAGCAGGAATAACATCATTGTTTATAGATTTCATAGGATTATCTGCCATCCTTGCAAAAAAGTTTTTTTGCTTTCCATCTTCTCCAGGCTGAGTATAATCATACCCTCCGTATACTACATAATGTTTATCTGTCCATTGATCCATTTTGTCCCATTGATCGAACAAAGTGTTGTTAAATATATTTTCAGCATTCCAAGTAACAAGACCTTTTGCTAATCCATATACTAAAGGAATTAAACTTGTAACTGCTACAGTAGTTTTTCCTAAAAATTTTTGTAAAGTATTTCCTGCTGCATCAAAAAATCCTTGATCAGCATCTAATTTATCTACAAACTTTTTTAATTGAACATCATAATTTTGTTTTCTAAAATTATAAAGATCTTTTAATTCATCTGCAAAAGTTATTCCTTGAACATCTGGGTCTAAAAGATCTACCATATTAGAACCATGTTGTCTAATATATTCAGCACGTTCATTAGGGTCAGGAATTGCTTTTGCTAAATCAAAAGGAACATATGCTCCATCTATAGCATCACTTATCTCTTTATTAAAAGTAAAGTCTGTGCCTCTAATAGCAGGACTTTTTTGAGAAGAAAGAGATGCAGCATTTAATCCTGCCAAAGTTTGATCTCTTTGTGTTTCTGGTAAAAGAAAAGCATCTGAAGATTTTATATCATCTTTAGAAGATTCAATTATAGGATTACTATCAGGCTCTCCTTTTGTGTCAGGAGTCCCTTCAGGATTAGCTGTATCTATTCCTTTTAAATTTAATTCTTTCTCGTCAGCCATAATTATTATTTAGCTATATTATCCATAGCTTGAACATTTACATTAGGATCTTCAAAAATAAATCCTTGTTCAAACGCTATAATAAAAGGAATATCATAACCATTTCTTCTTACATTTATTGTATCTGCTTCATCACCTGTTCCAAAAGTCATATCCATTTTTAGTAATGTAAGAGGTAGATTATTGCCTAAAGTAATATTAGTAGAAGGCAATTGTACTTGTTCTAAGATTTTATCAGGAACTCCTTTTTCATTAGAAGGAACTTTAGTTGTTTTAGTTACTTGGGCAATTATTTTATTGTCAGTAGTTGTTTTATAAACTATTCCGTAATCTGTAAATGAACCGTCTCCATTATCTTGACGATGAGCAGGTCCTTGAAATTCTTCACCTTTAATTCCTTTCTGAGCTTTTTCTGTTAATGTTTTAGCCATTTGAGAATATTTAATAGCTCTGTCTTTATTATTTATTAAATGTAAAGGAGCAAAGTTATTTCTTTGTTGTTCTATAATTTCAATACCTTCAGAAGTATTTGAATTATTTAATCCTGCTACTACAAGATCAATATAATTATTTTCTGCATTTAGTATTGGGTCTATCCTTACATCCCTAGTAGTAATATATAATTCATCAGGATTATTTTTATTAAATAATGCTTGATCATCAGCATCAAATCTTTCTGAATAATCATCTTCATCTAATACTCTATCACTAGTATTTTTACCTGACGCAATGTCTTTAAAATATTGTTTAACTCCTCCATTAGCTTCTCTATATTGAGGCTTTTTATCGTACTTTAAAATTAATCCCCCTTTAGAATCTCTCCCAACTATTGTTGGATTTTCTCCGTATACTGAAATATCATAGATTTCTCCTGCAGCATCTCTTTTAACTATATTAGATTCTCTAGTATTTGGATCATAATTTACTCTAGAGAAATCATCTGGATTATTTACTACAAGATCTTTTATCTCTTCCATAGCACCATCAGTATAAGAATTAAGACCTTCGGTGTAATTCACTTTTGGTATTTGTATGTATCCTTCTGAGCCTAAAGTTTTAGAAAGTTTAAATTGATCAAAAATAGATCTAAGAATTAAAGAAGATGGATCTGTAGATTCAAACATTTCATTTGTAAACTTAACTCCTATTTCTTCTGCATTTCCTCCTGGAGAAAGTTCTACACTCATTTGTATATTATCTTCACTTATAGTCTGCAAATTATTTAAAAAGCCTGAACTAGATTCAGTATTTCCTGACCATAAATCTGCAACTTGTTTAAGCTCTTTCATGAACTTTTGTTTTGCTCTTTCACTTTTACCGTCATATCTCTTTTTAAGTTCTTCAGTAAATCCAGAAAACTGATTAAAGCCTTTTAACTTAGACATTTTTTCTAAAGAACTTTGTAGTTTATCAAAACTAAAATCGTCTGTTCCAAGACCTGCGCTTTGTAAAGAAATAAATAGTTCATTAATATTATAATCTAAATCTTTTATTTGCTTAGTTTTTGCTAAAATATTTTGATTTCTATCATTATTAATATTTACTATTTTGCTAGTAGCCTCCCTGTATTCAGCAGAGTTTACATCTAAATCATTTAATTGGGTATTTAACTCTATAAGTTCGCCATCTAACTCTTCTAATTTTTCATCGTATTTTTTATCAAAGAAATCTAATGCAGCTACATCAGCCCCATTTTTATAAATATCAGGAAGAATATAATTGCCGTCAGCATCTTTATATTTATAAGTGTCTGGATCTTTTCTATCCCATTCTTGTTTTGTCCACTGATTTCTTACTCTCGTAATAGTTTCAGAAGCAAGACTATTTGCTTTTACATCTTCGTTTTCTCTAAACAATTCGTTTAAAGTATTAGGCTTATCTTTTCCAAACACTTCTTGATTAGCTTCTTCTAAATAAGTACTGTTAATTCCTTCTTGTACTTTAGTACCTTTTGTAGAACTAACTTCATCTATACTAATTACTATATCTCCTACTTCTTTTATTTTTTCTTTATTAGCCGAAGATACTCCACCTCCACCTCCTATTGCAGAAATATCTCTGTGAACAAAATCTACTAAGTCTGCAGTAGAACTAGATAAATCATCTATATAACCTACTGCATCTGCTTTGTAAAAAGTTTCTGCTAAATCTTCAGTTAATTGTGCATCTGTACCTGCAATTCCTAATTTAATATCTTCTATAGTTTCGTTTAAGTCTGCTAAATCTCCTTCTAAATATTCTTTTTGTGCTTCAGGAAGATCTTCTTTAGATAAAACTGCTTCTAAAGTTTTTTTACGAGCATCTAAACTAGGTAAAACTTTTCCTAATATTTCTTTTGAAAAAGACAAAGGATCTTCTTGGTTATAAAGAGCTTGTTTTTTTCTATCTTCATTTTGATTATAAAAATTAATTTCTGCTTCGTTAGATAAATAATTAGCATACTTAGGAATTTTCTTTAAAACATTTGATATTTCAAAAGCAACTTTATCTTTGTTCCTTTCTTCTAAAGAAATTTTTGCAAGTCTTTGGGCTTCTTCTCCATCAACTCCTAAATTTATCATTCTTGTTATATAAGCATCTTTACTTTCTTGAGTCATCTTAGCTAACTCTTTAGCTTCGTCTAACATATCTTGTCTAACATCAGCACCTGTAACTTTAAAGTTTCCTGAATTATATGCTCCAGTTTCTTTATCAAAATTAGTTCCTCCAAAATTACCTTTTGCCCAATTTTCCCAATTAGTTAATTGTTCAGGAGTAATCTTTTCTTTTTTTCTCAACTCGTCCATTTCTGCCCAAGCTTTTTGATAACCAGCATGATTACTTTTAATAGCAGCTAATTCTGGGTTTTTATTATAATAACTATTTAACTTTCCTAATCTATTTCCTACTTCTCTAAAATTTCCTGTACGTACAAGTGCTTCTGATAAATCTCTAGTATTTTGATTAAGGTTGCCCATTAATTCGCCAGTGCGTTCTTTATCTGCATTTAAATGATTTAAAGAATATTCAGTCTTGTTTAATTGGTCTTGAGTAAGATCAAACTTTTTTTGCAACTGAGACAATGGAACAGCAAAAGCCTCTAATCCAAGAGGCTTGTATTCTGTATTAAGTGGAGTAGATAACGGAGTAAGTGCCATTATTATTTATTTTTTTTCTTATTCATTTTATTTAACAAGCCTTCTAAAAAAGGAGTGTATTCAAATGTTCCTAAGTTAGGAGCAGCCATTGAATTATATTGAGCAGCTAAATAATTAGCAGATTCTGTTTCTTGTATTTTACCCATTTGCTTAATACCTTCTTGGATAGATTTCCTTTTAGCTTCATCAAAAGACATTTCTAATTGTTTTTTATATTTCTTTAAAGATTGCTTTTGAGTAGTATTATATTGATTACCTCTAAAATCTAACTCTTTTTGAAGTTTATCATAGGTCATCAATGTTTCATTTTCTAATCTAGAACCTGATTGAGCTAGTGCTAAAAGATTAGAAGGATTAGCTCCTACTTTATTTAAACTTTTTCTTAATCCTGATACTTGTCTTTTAACATTATTTATTGCTTGAGTAGGATCAAATTTAGGAGTTTCTAAAGGAACAAACTCTGGCATGTAATCTTTTTGTTTACTAAGCAATCCTGACCCTATATTATATAAAGGAGCGGCATATTTAGCAGCAAATTGAGGGAAGCTTTCTTTATAATTAAAATCAAATTTAGTATTTTCTATATCGTCAGTTTTTACAATTTTATTAGGATCTTCTTCTATAACTGGCTCTTCTTTTGTTTTAACTTTATTTTTCTTTTCTACTTCTTTGTCTTCTTCAATTGAGAAATTTTCTGCTTGTTCTAAATAATCTGGCATATTATTTTTATTCAAATCTTCTTGAAATACAGTATTTTCAGAATCTACAGTTCTTTCTAAATTTTTAGCCGCTTCTAATTCTGCTAGTTTATCGGGACTTACTTGCAATTGATTTTGCATATAAGCCATTCTTTCCTGATCTTCTATCATTTTTAAATTCTCATCTATCTGTGCTGCATTTGCTGGAGTAAGATTAGCACTGGGCATATTATCTACATTTGCCATAGTTTGCGGAGCATCTAACATAGTTTTTTGAAAAGGAATTTTAGAGTCTTTAAATCTTTCAGAAAATAATTCTTTTACATTTTCCTTCCCTCCATATTTTTGTACTATTTCTGAATCTGCTAAAAGTTCTTGTAAAGAATTATAAGTAACACTTCTGTTAACCATAGTTCCATCAGGCTGCGCTACTTGCTTCATTAAAGTAAGTTTACCTCCATTATCATAAGTATTAGCAGAATAATCTAAACTTCCGCCCATAGCATTTTGAGAAGCTTTTATTGCTTCAGCTGTTGGCCTATTTGGATCTCCAGGTTGAGCAGGACGATAATTACTTCCCATTCTTTTTTTCTTAGCTTGTATGTTAGCCCAAAGACCTGGCCTACCTCCTGTTCCATAAGAACGAGTTCCCATATAACCACCATTAGCCATCATTCCTGTTCCTGCTGTAGCCATATTAACAGGTTGATTTATTGGATCATAATACATAGAATCAGGATCATTAGTCATCATTGCAGCTCTTTTTTGTTCAACTGCTAATTCATCTGCTACAGTTTCTTGCGTATTAGTTTGATCAACTTTATCTAAAGCATCCATTCCCATAGAAACTCCTTGTTGCATAAATTTATTATCAGCAACATTATTTGCTTTAGTCATAAAATTGCTAGCAACGTCTGCAGTTTTAGCAGCATTAACAGCAGCACTAGCTTGATCAAATGCCTCTGGTAAAATATTATCACTAGCACTAATTACAGTATCTGCAGTTTTAGCTACATCAGTAGCTACTTCTGCTCCTTTTACAGCAGCTTCTCCTGCTTTATCTATTTTTCCTCCAGCTATTGATCCTGCTATTCCTACACCAGCATTAATTGCATTAAAAAGTCCACTATTTTTTCCCATCTCTTGTTGTCTACCAAGAGCTTGTTCATATTGTTCTTCAGAATATTTTTCTGGATTAGTTAAAATATCTTGGAACATAGCTTCTTTTTTCTCGTATTTACTAGTAGTAAGAGCATCTACTCCTTTTCCTCCTGCAGCAGTTAATACAGAACCTGCAGCACCTAAAGCACCTGCACCAGCTCCCATACCAGCTTGCAAAGCCATATCTCCATAATCTATTCCTTGCCAATTAACTTTTCCATCTTCAGAAGTACGAGCATTTTCCGCTAAAGACCCTGTTACTCCTGATAGAGTTCCTAATCCCGCTCCAATAGCTTGTCCTATAAGAGGAATATTTCCTATAGCGCTAGCACCTGCTCCTAAAACATTAGAAGTAAAATCTAACCATTTACCATATTTAGCTTGATTAGGCTGTATTCCATCCATACGTCCTCCGTAATTGTGCATAGCACCTCCACATCCGTAACACATTTTTCCTCCTCTACGCATTTGCATAGGTTGTTCAGGTTGCATTAAATTGCCTCCAAATTCATTTCTTCTAAATCTAGTACCACCTCCGCTTTTTATTTTTCCTTCACCAAATCTGCCTACAAATTTACTGTTATCTTTTACTCCTAAGAAAAGATTACTTAAACCTCTAAGACTATTTCCTTCTGCATCTTCTGTTGCTCTAGGATGTTTTAGAGCAAAATATTGATTACCAGTATTTTCTATTCTATTATCTGATGCTCTAAATGGATTAAGAAGTCTATTTACTTTTGTATATCTACGACCTGCTGTATTTGGTTTTTGTCTAAAATCTTTTCTATTTTCTCGTCTTTCTGCAATATTTTCTGCTATAGTATTACCAGGAACAAACGTTCCCTTTACAAATTCTCCTGTTCTTTCTTGTCTTCTTGTTAATTTTCCAAGCTCTGCAGGAGGAGGAGTACTGACATAAGCTCCTTGATTGCTTAACATACTTTGTCTAAGATCTTGTTCTAAAGCTTGTATGTCAGAATCTGCTTCTCCAAAACCTAAATTAGAATCAAATTTTATAGATCCTAATCCCCCTGTACCACTGGTAGCTGTATTTCTGTCTACATTAACTGTACTAATTTCTGTTTCCTTTCCTGGACAAGGAGGATTTCCAGGAGTTCCACAAGGACCTGGAGCCATCATACCTGCATTAGCCATATTCATTCCCATAAAACCACCTGGTGCATATGAACGTTTTTTTGTATAACCACCATAACCCATACTATGACCGTAGCCTTCATTTTTTAATGATAGATGTTTTTCGTAAGTATTTGCTTGGATCCCGTTACTATCTTTGTACATCATATGAGGTTCAAAATCCATCGTACCTCCTGCTCTCATCATACCTTCTTGCTGACCCATCATTTGATTTTGCTGTTGCTCCATCATAGCCATTTCTTCAGGAGATGGTTGTCCTCCGCCTGCTTGTTGTTCAGCCATCATTTGCTGTTCCATCATAGCTTGCTCATCCATAGGAGCTTCTTGCATTTGGCCTCCCATTGCTGGATCACCTTGTGGTTGTCCTTGTCCCATTAAAGCAGGAAGAGCGTTAGGATCTAACTCGGCAATTTCTTGTAGTTTCTCTTCTATTCGTGCTTGTTTGAAAGCCTCTTGTGCTTCCATAAGATTCATTAAATCTTTTTCATTAGCAGCCATTTCTATAGCATCTCCCTCACGCTTAGATTTTTTACGTCCTGCCATTTTACTTGCATCTGCAAAAGTTTTACCTACCATCTTAGGATTAAGGTTAAAAGCTTCTGCTAATTCTTTATCTACTTTTAATGAATCAGAATAAATATAATTTTCAGCATCGAACTTAGTTTCTCCCTCTTCTACTAAATTCATTTGCCCTTCAGGATTCATTCCTTGTGGAATACCTCCTAAACTATTTTCTTCATGACGACCTCCTTCATCAAACTCAGTCAACTGTTCCATAGGCATAGCTCCTCCAGCTGCGTACTTTTTTCCGCCATATCTCATGTTAGATAAAATATTATTTTGAACACTTGAGGGCAGTGCTCTAAATCCTGGATTATTAATTCCTTTTTTCATTTGGTAAAATTTTTATGAAGATACGGTTTTTAATTTTATTTACGCCATTCCTTCTGTGTCATTGCTATTATTAGTTTTATTTTCAGATATATTATTTAACATCCATATAATTTCTTCATCGCTAAAAGTATTTTGAAGCTGCTTCATAGGATTATATCCTTGTTTATAACGATCTTTAGTTTTAAGTTTAAGTTTTTTTAATTTTTGATAATATAAATCAGAAGAAACTCCTTCAGCAAAAGGATCATATAATCCTTGTTCTTGAGCCATTCGTCTTATTGTATTTAATCTAGCTCTAGTTTCGGTATCTTCTGCTACATAATTTGAAAAATCTAAAAATTTTTCTTCAGCTTTTTTAAACTTTTCTGGATCATTTTTAATCATATTATCATAATATTCTTTATAATTAAAATATTCTCTACTGTCTCCTAATACATCTGCTTTTCTTTTATCTATATATTTACTATCTGATTCAGGCATAATTCTTTGTCTGCCTATTTCAGTACCTGGATAAAAATATACAGGCCTATCAGTAGAATGGCTTAATTCATGAGTTGTTGTCCCAGTTTTAAAACCTTCAGGAAAAAGTTCTATTTGCCCATTATCAGTCATAGATAATCCACCAAGACCCTCTTCTTCTTGAGGAAGTATTTTTAAAGGAGGAATACTCTTTAAATTTTGCTCCCTACGTTTTCTTAAACTACCTGCTTGCATATCTCCTACACCTCCTTCAGGAAAAGAACTTCTTGTCATTTCATAATACTTAGGAGAATTATGATAATTTTTAAACCATTCATTTGCATTAAAATAATCTTCATTTTCTTTTTTAACATCTTCCATGTTAAAGCCTGAATTATTTTTTTCCCAAGTTTCGTATGAAACACATGACTTAGAAGTTTCATCATAAATTTGACCTGAAGGACAAGGAGAACCTCCTAAATTTCCTCCAGTTTTGTAAAATTTAAAATTATAATTATCAGGAAATTGTGCAATAAATTTATCATTTTGTCTTTGTTGTCTTCTTCCTTTTAATGTATCAGGATATTTTCTTTCAGTAATATAAGGAACTTCAATAGGATTTTCGTTTCTTATTAATTCTGCTTCTTTTATAGGTAAATTTGCAATTGCTTTTGAATCTAAATAGTTTTGATAATCTGCATTTACATTTTGAGCACTAGCTAATTTTTCTTGATATGCAGGTAAATTTCTTAAATATCTAAAAGCTTGATCCGTTTTTGGATCCATATAATAATCGTCACTTTTCATTACTCCGCTTGTCCAATGGCTGCCATAAGTTGCAGGAAATTTTACAACTTCTGGATTATACTGATCTCTAGCAGAAACTGACGGGCCTAAAGCAGTTGTATTATGACTTGTTCTACCTTCTTTATAACCATGCCTAACCATATCTCCAGCTTGTATATCATCTACAGGATATAAACCTTTACCTGCTAAAACATCAGCATGATCTACAGTTTGGCCTCCTGTTTCTATTGCCCAAGGAGCTCCTTCTGTACCTCTAGCACTTGCAGTTTTATAGCTTTTAGCATTTACAGCTCCTGCTTTTCTACCAATTGCACAAGCTATTCCTTGGCAAGTATAAGGACTAGTATATATATTATCTTTTAAAGTATGAAACCAAGAATCTTGATTATACATAAAAGGTACTCCTAAATAATCATACTGGCTTTCTATACTATTTTCAGGTCCATAATTTGCGCCTATTTCACTGCCTATTTTTGCTATGTTTTCTCTAATTTGTGAGGTAATAACATCTTCAGTTTGTACAGCTCTATTAGCTAATTGTTCTTTATACGGTATAGAAGCTTTTTGTTTTTTATCAAGGCTATTAAAATAATCGTAATTACTCATACCTTCTCCTTTTTCAGGAACTTCTGTTTTTGCTAAACTTTTAGCAGCACTAAATCTTGCTATATCTCCTAAAGCTCCTAAAAAACTTTTACTTTTTACAGGATTACCTGTAGGTATTTCATAATTTTTTACAGGTTCTCCATCAAGAGGTCCTCCATTATTATAGTATCTAGGACGTATAGATCCTCCATATTTTTTCTTATCAGCTCCAAACAATTGTCCTTGACCAAACATAGACCCTTGTCCAAATTTAGGAAGAGCTCTGTTTGTCATAACGGATTGAGATAACGCTGTATTAAATGCTTCTTGTCTTTTTAATTCTTCTGCAGAAAAATTTTGAACATTAGAATTTATAAATTGAGGTTCTGAAAAATCTAAATCAGAAGGAATAGTATTTACTGAAGTAGGTATGTTTACAGGTAAAGGTGTAATATTTTCTTCAATTTTAGGAGTATCTACTTCTTCTCTAAAATTAGGAGTTACTTTATTAGTACTAGTAACTGCAGGTTCTTCAACTATAGGTTCTTTAACTATTGGGTCCTCAGTAGTTGTTAATTCGTCAGAATTTATTACAAACTCATCTTGCAAACCTTCTTTACGTTGTATAACTTTTGTTTCATATTTTTTAGCAGCAGCTAATCTATCATTAAATGCTTTTTGTTTAGGATAAGAACCAAAACCTGCATTAGCACTTGTTAATATGAAACTAGCATCTTTAAGATTATCTATATTATTAATATCTACATAATTACCAAATCTTTTTTTGTATCTAGAATATTTTTCAGTTAAATAAGGCAATTCTTTTGTTAATCTTTTATGTAAAAAATGAACAGCTGCTTTTGCTTGTAAATCAGGATCAGTATCTAGTAACTCAGGATTAGTTACTAAATCTACTCCTAAATCTTTTCCTAATGATTTATAGGATCCTCTTCCTGTTAATTGATTTAACCCTCTTCCTCTATAAACATACCCATCGTCAGTATTTGGCCTGTTACCTTTTTGTGTTGCATAAATAAAATTGGCTAATGCTTTAGGATTTTTTAAATATTTTCCACCTTTAGCTAATTCATTTGCATATTTTTTACCTTGACCTTCAGGAGCTCTTGCTTTTCTTCCTTTACTGTCTGTATAATTTGAAAATGTTGACCACACTTCTGCAAGTCTGCCAGCAGTAGTATAATATAAATTTTCTGGTTTTCCCGTAAAGCCTCCTTCATTGAGAATAATTCCCATCATTGCACTTTGTATATAAGGATTAGTTATGCCGTACTCTTCCATATATTTTAAAACAAGTCCTTCTGTAAGTTCTTTTTTAGTTTTTTTAGGAGGATCAGGAGTAACATTAGTTATTTGCTCATCTACTACCTGATTATCAAATATGCTTAATATATCTTTCATAACTATTTTTTTATTACTCAGCTTTTAATTTAAAACCTTAGTCATCATATCCTACAAAATTTGCTTCTACAAGATCTAATCCTCCTTGTTCTGTTTTACCTATTTTACCTAATTTACTAGAATATTTTCCAAGATAATCAATAACTTTTTTACTTTGTCTTAATGCTTTTGATTTTGCACCTCCATATGAACCACTAAAATCTTCAAGTAAATTATAACCAGTTTTCCAATTTGTTGCATCGTATGCTTTTATATCTTTAAATAATTCTTTAGAAAGATTAAGTTCATCTGCATTAGCAGGAGCTTTTGCTATTAATTCTCCTATATCGTCTGTATATCCAGGAAGTTTCCAATATTTATCTGGATTTTGTAATGCCGTATCAAACATTTTTCTTTTTTCTGGATCTGTTATTGTTTTTCTATAAGCTACCATTTTTGGATCATCAATAGGAGCTATACTTCTTTTAGCTGCTTTTTCTTCTAAAGACCCAAATCTTTTTCCTTTATTAATTCGATCTTGTATTTTTGCTGCATTAAATTCACTAGCACGAGCATCAGTTAAAACTAAATCAGTAGCTTGATCAGCACCTTTTTGATATTTCCCTAAATCTGTTCCATCTACTCTATTATACCAATAATTACCTGTTTTAGATTCTACCTGACCTGGTTTAGTAAATCTAGTATATTTTTGTGTGTTAAATAAATCTTTAAATTTTGCTTCTCTTTTTAAAACTTGCCCCATTCCTGGTAAAAAATCTCTAACTTGCGGAACTTTTCTTATTGCATTAAGACCTCCTACTAAATTTCCATAACCTGATCTAAATATTTCTGCTCCTACAGGAAGTGCTGATAATAAACTCATACTTGTATTAAATGCCGCATCTTCAAATGAACCTTTTCCTTGTTGGTAATCTCTAATAGATTGTCTTGTCATAGAATCAGAATCTGTAAATTGATTTACTCCATAAACACCTCCCGCAACGTCAGCTATTTTTAAAGGACTTAACATATATTTAGAAAATTGTGGAGCTGTATTTGTTAACAAAGGTTGTGTTAATGTTTTTCCTGTTGCTTGTACAATTGGATTACTTTTAAATTTTGAAGCAATCATTCCTGCTGTACCTCCTAATAGTTCAGAAAAAGCTTTTCCTCCTGCAACTCCTGTAATCCATTCTTTATCTAACATATTTACTCCACCATCAATAACAACTGGATTAGCTCCTGCTCGATAATCAGCAGTTCCATCACTATTAATAATAAAATCATCTGATTTTACAGCACCTCTTCTACTATATGCATCATTTGCTCCGCCTTGTGGTGAAGTTTTCCAACCTTCATAATTAATTACTAAATTTTGTAGTTTTTCTGGATTTTGAATTAACTCTCTTTTTTCGATATTACTCATTTTAGAATTAATAATTTTATCTATTAATTCATTACTAATATTTTTAACATATTCTTGATTTAATTTATTTGAATATGCAGCCCCAGCTTTAGTTTGGTATCCTTGATTTAAAGCTGTTTGTTGTTCTCTAAACCCAGGTTGTCCAAACACAAGTTTTTTAGGAGGCATTTCAGATTGCTGTGAATTAGCAGAACCTACTACACCAGATTGCATTAGGTTTGCTACATCTGATCCAAAATTAGATTCTATATCTTTATAATCTTGTTCATTAAAACTTTTTGTAGCAGCTTGTTCTTTTTTAGGAAAATACATTGAAGACAATTCATCAGTATATTCTTCAGAAGATAACCCTTTTATTCTAGCATCTTCATTTTTAATTAACTGGTCTCTTATTTGGTTTCTATGTGCTTCAGTTCCTATATAACTTGTATCATCGCCCCAAGCTAAAGCTTTTACAGCTGCTAAACTATTTTTATTTCCTTCAGTTTCTAAATCTATCCAAGAATCTGTTCCCTCTTTTTTTGTATAATAATGAGGTGTTCCAGATTCATCATATGTTTTTTTATAATCGTATCCATATTGACTAGTAAGCTTATCGGCTTTAGTTGGTATAGGAGCATTAACTTGATTACTTAAACTTCTAAATGTAGTAGGTCCTTGATAATTAACATTAGATCTTCCAAATTTATCTACAGGCTGAGTTTTATTTTTCCAAAACTCATAAGCCATACCTTTACCTATATCTTCTGTTTCACCTCCGTTTACAAATTTTCTAGAATTTTTAATTTGTTTTTTTAAAGAATTGACAAAACCTCCTTCTTTAAAAGGCAAAGCAGTAGTATCTCTATAAATAGGTGTTCCTTTAGATTTATAATAAGTAGGAATAATAGGAGCCATTGAGCCTCCATTTTTAAAATTATATTTTAGTTTTAATTTAGGATTAAGCTTTGTTTTATCTTTTATAAAATTTCCTGATCTATCAGGATAACCTGTAATAGCGGTATCAACAGAGGCTCCTATATTTAAATCTCCTATTTGTTTTGAAACTCCTCCACCTACTACTCCTTTAAAATAAGGGTTACTGTCTAATGGTTTAATTCCTACAAAATCTAAATTAATTCCTTTTCTAGGAAAACCAAAACCTGCTACTCCTAATAATTGATTTTCATCTTTTTGTTTTTCTAAAAAACCGTACTTACTAAATTTAGGAGTATAATTATAAGGATAAACTCTTGCACTAGGATTTACATTGTATTCTTCTCCAGCTTGTCTTTTTAAGATACTATCTTTTGCTTTAGGCCTTTTATAATTTTTAAAAGAACTAACAGGTAAATCATATTTAGGCGGAGTTCCTGGCATTTAAAATATTTGTGGATTATAATAAGAAACTAATCTATTCATGATTAATTCTTTATTATAAGTATTGTCGAAATATAAAGTTAATAAAAAATGCGTAGATCTAAAACGACCCTTTTTACTAGTAGAATTATTATCTCTAGGAAGTTTAATTCTCCATTTATCAAAACGTCTTTTTATTCTTCCTGCACTGTAAGGAATTACTCCAGAATCTTGTGTCTCTGTAGCAATTTTAAATCCTGTAATAGTTTTAGTTCTGTCTATTATTTTATTGTCGTCTCTAACGATACTATTAAATTCTAAAAATCTAAGAACTTTATTTATATCTGCTTTAGGATTAATAACTAATGTTATATTACAAGGTTGCACTGTATCGTAAAAGCTTCCCCACAGTCCTATATTATGTGCATATATTTTATTAACGTTATCTACGTCAGGACTTAATAAAGTATCCCCATTATTAATCCATATAGGAGGTTTAACACTTAATTCTGTAGAAAATTGACCTGCTAGTTCATCAAATACAAGACTTTTAAAATCTCCTTTTTCTCCTTCATTTTTAGATAAAAAAGTAAAAATTACTTCATTGTTTATTTCATCTACTCCTATATGAGCTCCTAATAATAAAATAGGATTGTCTCCTCCAGGAGCAGCTAATGTGGCAATAGAAGATTTTTTAGTAAAAATATCTTTACCTAATTCTTGTAAATAAGAATGCATTCCTTTTAATTCTGATAAAGGACTAGTTTGTAAACCTGTTTTACCTTGACCTAATTGATATATTTTTCTATGGATAGCATCAAAGAAATAAATAGCAGTATTAGTAGCAGCTACTGCCCATTGATGTATAGAACCTACTTCTTCAGAATTGTATTGATGTTTACCCCATCCTTTAGCAGACCCTAACTCTGTAGGAACTCCGTCATCGGTTGTTGTAATAGCTTCTCTGTTAATAGCATAAACACCTGTTGCTTGATCTTGAAAAAAGTAAACGTTATTTTTAAAATTTATAATTTTATTTATAGGACCGTGATCGTCTACATCATGAAAATCATTAATTGCAAATTGTGTCCAAGAATCTATAGCTTCTCCATTTACTTTAACACTAGATATAAAAGCTCTTATATCATTAGTTAATGAAAGATCTGTTACATTACTTGGTTGTACAAAGAATTTTACTTCTTTACTTATTTGAGAATAAAGAGGATTATAACTATAAGTTTTATAATAACTTAAACCAGGATCTTTTGTTCCAAAATCACTAGAAGAGTTATTATCTTCTTGTCTCCACTCTTCGTATTCACTTCCGCTAAATGTAAACTTAATACCTCTTGTAACATTTGCACTATTATTTAAACTTAAATTAATAGCACTTTCTGTAACCATTAAGTCAGTTCTTGTAAATAAGTTTACAAAATCATCATTATCTTCATATAACTCTTTTGTAAATTCTACCATTGCTTTTTGCAAGTGAAACATTGATAAGAAAATATCTCCTCCATATACTTTAGGACTATAAGTGTCTGTTCCAAAAGTTGTTTTAATTACAGGAGAAGCAGGAATAAAACTATTTGCTTCTAAAGCATTAATAGTAAATCCTCCATAAACCTCATTCTTAGGAACAACAAGATCTACTATAGGAATAGCGTTTCCTTTACTTATATTACTAGTTCCTCCTGAACCATCTGGAACAGGTTGTGGTGATATGTGCGGATTGTTAGTAATTACTAGATGATTAGTATTTCCTTCAAATAAAAAATAATCTCTCAAAGGTTTATCTGTTCCTGGACTATTATATGTAACAGTAGAATCTAAAGGGTCTACAGCAAAAGTATCTACTAATACTGAAATATTAGTTCCTGCTCTAGCTACTGCTCCTGATCTATTATTAGGACCAGACCCTGTACCATCAGAAGGTTTATTTAAAGCATTGTCACCATTTTGATTACTGTTTACTTTTGCTCCTATATATGCAAAATAATTTCTTAAATAAGTAGCTCCATTACCATTTAATACTAAATCATTAGGTTGCCCTGAATCACTCTTTGAAGCATCTATAATATCTCTTCCTGACATTTTAGGTTTAAGATTTGTTCCTGATAAAGCTATTCTTTGGTTATCGTCAGGAAATTGTTCTATCTTAGTATCAATAGTCACATTAGTACTATCTCGCATATCAAAGTAAGTAGAGCTTTTAATTTTTCTAATATTTTCAATACTATTAAAACTTACAGGACCTACTCTTCTAAATTTATAAGTAGCATCCCAAATAAAAGTACTGTTATTGCCTGATATGGCTGATGCTTGCGGTCCTCCAGTTTTAAAAAATTCTTCTCTGTAATCTCCTGAATTTTGTGTTGATCCAGGAACAGGACTACTTACTGCAGTATAACATCCTGTTACTAATAAAGAAGCATTGTTAGCAGCATTAATAGCTAAGTCAGGAATATTATTAAAATTATAAGATATTTCTGGAGAATAAAAAGCTAAATATTGAGATTTAATTATAGTATTAGTTAATGCTCCAGTTTCACCAGCAGAATTAAAATTAAAAAGTGTTGAGTAATTAGTATGTGGTGAACCTACTGCACTATTATCTTGGTCATCTATAAAATATTTCATAGTATCATTTCCAATATCTACACTAGTTGATACATAAGAATCTACGCCACTATTTGGAAATGAGCTAACAGCCCCAAAACTATATTTCCAAGTACGAGGTGTATTAAATTGATGCAGCACTTCATTTATGCTGTTGTTTTTTCTAAAATCATAATTTTCAGGAGCAGGATCACTACCAGTAGAAGGAACTTTTACATTTCCATAAGGACTCATAATTCCTTGACACAATCTTCTTTTGTCACTATTTTCTCTATCTACTCTAACTATTTGAAACCCATTAATCTTTTTTAATAAATTAGAACAAGAACTAAAATCTATATCAAATTTTATTCCTAAGTTTAATCCTACTGTAATAGGTTGCCCTATTTTACCTATAGTACCTGTTGTGCCATCATACACAGTACTTAAAGGCCAATGAGGAGAGTTTGAAGTATTATTTGCTCCATCAGCTTCTGATATATCAGGAAACTTAATATCTCCTATATACTCTACATAAGTTGCTTCTCCTTTTAATGTATAAAAAACAATACCAAACCTATAAGTTTCTCCTCTTTTATATCCTCGTAATAAACTAGAAACTATAGGAGAAGCTGTATTAGGAATAGTCGAGGCTGGATTAGGCCTTACTCCATATCCGTCATTTAAATCATGATTATCTAATCCATAATGTATATTTCCTCCCACATTATGAAAATCAGACTGTACATCTACATCAACAGTCATTGGTTCTAAATGAAAACTATATTTTATATTTGGAGTAGTTCCAGAACTTTGTCCTCCTAAAGTAGTTCCGTTAGATTGATATTTATATTGTTTAGCAGCTGTTTGCCAATTTAAATCCCAATGTTTATCTTTATTAAATTCTGCATTAAAAGCTTTTTCTAAACTAGTACCTGTAATAGAAGAGCTTGTATTATTATATCTTGCAGTTTTTGATTCAAAAGTTTCTCCAGTTTCTAATAAATCATTTAAATTAATAGTAGATGATTTTATATTAGCACCTACTAAATAATTATCTTTTTGAGCAACAGTTTTAAACGTTTTAAATGCAAAATTTTTGCTAGCAAAAGTAAATAGTTCTATGTCAAATATAGAATCTTCTGTTCCTTGATAAATTATTGTTGTATTATTATCAATAATATTTACAATTTCTATTGAAGAAGCAATTGGAGTTGCTGTAGGACTTGCATAATATAAACTAAAAATTTCTATTTGTTCAAATAATTCTAAATAATTACTTGTGTCTATAGAAATAGTAATGCTCTTAAAAGTATTAACTGTTTCTTTATCTCCTACATATTGTGAAACACCAGCAAATTCAGAGCTAGCAACTATGTGAATCATATTACTTGGAGGAGATATTAAAGTTTCTTTTCCGTCAGAAGTAATAAGACGGTAAGCTATTTGATACATTCCTGTTTGAAGTTCTCCTCCTCCACTTACATTATCTACAATTGGCTGAGTATATTTTACGTCTGGATATATATCAATATTACTTACATTAAAAGTATTTATTAAAGGATCTGCAATATTTATTGTTCTAAATAAATTATTGTAATCAGTCCAATAAACTTTTTGAATAGATGCATTTTCATAACGACCTAAAGCTTCTATAGGCCATTGTTTTTTAAAATTTAAAAATTCACTAAAATAAACTAATTCGGGAGCAGTAGCTACACGACTAGCTGCGTCATAGTTAACTTTATAAATCCAACCTTTGCTTCCTGAATCATCTGCTACAAATAAAACAATAGTATTTCTAATTGTTCCATATCCAATAATTTCAGGATTTAAAGCTGTCCAGTTAATAGGAGTAGCAGGAGGATTATTATCAAAAGTTCCTGATGTAGGAATAGTAAAAGATAATTCGTTTCCTTTTATGTTAGTAAAAGCTCCTTGTGATTCTCCTTTATCAGTAGATATTCTAATATCTAATGCGTCAATATACATGTTTGGCTTAATACTATCATAAGCTGCATCTTTGTTTAATCCGCCATATGTATTAACATGTCCTTCCATGAATTAGTTTTAAGATGTTGCAGGGTTAGCTCCTTGTGTATTTGCGCTTACTATAGATATACTAGTATTACTGTGTGCTCCTGATTTTGGCCTAAAATTACGTTGTTCAGGCAATTGCATGTTAGCAAAGAAGCTCGCGTGCGCCTGTGTATCTGGTATAGTTCTAAGAGTAGCATTTTGCATACTTTCTGCTTCATCAACTCCGTTCCATTGTTTAGCGTGATTAACTGCTTGTGCAAAATACCAATCTCTATCTCGTTCTATAACTTGATAAACATCTGGACGAAGATGGCCTTGCATCCATAATTTTTTAGCTATTTTTAATGCTATATAATGCGAAGCTGCTTCTAACCATTGTTGTTCTGCAGGCACAGTAGGATATCCATCTTTATCTGTAGGAATAGCATTATAACTCATTGCTACAAAACCACTATCAAAAGAAGTAAATATAAAATTACCTTCAACAGTATATGTTTGAGCAGAACTAGATGTATAATCTCTTCTATCTATATGATATCTTTTGTGAAAATAATCTGTTGCCCATCGCATAGGAAACATACGGCCATTACCGCACTCTGCGTCTTCACAGCTTTTTACTCCTGTTAAAAAAGATACTTGCCCAATCTTATGAAGATCAAATGGTAATTCTCCTCGACCATCACATATTTTAATATATGCAATGTTATTAGCTAAAGTCATAGGCACATTAGTATGAGCCATAAATTCAGCTAACCATTCAAGACCTTCTTCTTCGTGAATATCATAATTAAATCCAAAGTCTCTAATTACTTTATCTAAGATGCCTTTATACGAAACAGTCTTACCAGCAAACATTATCCTATATTTTTAAGTACCTTTTCTAATCTATCTGCAATTCCTTCTGAAGAATTATCTTTAAGAGGGTCTTCTGTTGTTACAGATTTATCATCTTTATAAGTCCATTCTCCATCTACTTTTTTACGAGTACATACAGTTTTAATAAAACCTCCGTCGACTTCTTCTACACGAACTTCTTCATATCCACCGTCTTCAAATTCTTTACGATTAATTCTTACTGTTGTTTCTACTTCTGTAGATGATCCTGTTGAATCATCCATTGACATTGTTACTTCATCCATAATAAAACACTTTTCTGTTTGGGTCTTTAACTACTTGAGCAATTAATCTTGAATATTGCCTAGACGGTTTAAAGACGTAAAAACTTTTATATTTTAAAACATTAGTTAACTTATCCCAATAATGTTCATAAAACTCACCGCTACTATGATCATTTTGATGATATATAACTTGTTTATTTTTTAAATTAATTATTTCTTCTTTAGATAAATCAGGATGTTTAGCTTTCCAAAAGTCCCAAGTAGTTTTCCAATCTACTTTTAGGCTTTTAGATCTTTTACCGTTTTTATCAAAGAAGTTTAACTTTTTACTTCTTATTCTTAATTTACCTACTTTATTTATTTTTAGTTCTAAACCTGTTTGCACAATAGCTTTACTAAAAGCAGTAAGTAATTCTTTTATAAAAGCATTATATAAAGGTTTGCTAATTATTTCTTCTTTAGCGTTTTCTTTGTAATGCTTATAAAAATCATTCTTTTTTACATCTCCATTTATTTTACCTGCTCCTCTTATCATTATTGTTGAGGTTGCTGTTGTTGCTGTTGAGGTGCTGCTCTCATACCTTGTGATCTAGCATCTTGTGCGTCGTTCATATCGTCGAATGCATTTGCACCTTTTTGCATTAATTCTTGTAAAATAATTGGTTTAATATATGTCCACATCCATTGATTAATAGGATATGGTTTACTAGTACTCCAACATGTAGTACCGTCTACACAGTCTACATAATTAAGTAAACTAGTAGGATCTTCAAATATTCCTCTAAGAGTTATGTATTTAATGTTTTTAATAGCAGCGTCTCTGCTAATTACATACATATACTCGTCATACAAAAATGTATAAATAGCTCTTTGCGTAGTTCGTCCGTGACCTACAAAAGGAACTCTAGAATAATCTATTACTACAAATCTAGGTTTAGTTATATCTGCAGGACCTACAGCTGCTATACCTTTTTTAAAGTATAACTCTATTGTATTAGGAATTTTCTTTTTAGTTCTAAGAATTTTACATGCATCTGGTACAGTAATGCAGCAATCTATAGGATTAACTAATTCTAATTCTAAACAATTAAGATTTTGTAGCACATATGGATCTATTCGACGATTTTTATTATATTCGTTTCTTAGCCATAATGATCTTTGTTGATTAATTAAATCTGTGTAAAAATCAAATGAATATGAGGACTCTATAGAGTTAATTGATAACGATTCATCTATTTGTGCCTGAAGATCTTCTAAAGTTAGCATAGTAACAAATATATGATTTATTTTCGACTTTTATCGGCCTTGACCTCTATATTTCTTTTTATAGTTCTTAGATGTTTTTAGATTAGAAGTCTTTGCTTTAGCGTGAATAAGCGGCCTTTTAATCTTAGACTGTTTCTTTTCGTTTTCTATTAATCTAGCCATTTTCTAATTGTTGAATCATTTCAAAATGTATCTTAGCAACTCTGTCTCTACCTGATTCACTCATAAGTATTTCGTGACATTCTTTAGAATTAGTCATAAAGAAATTTTCTGATAATATAGCAGGCATAGTAGTATTAGCAATAACATAAAAATTAGATTCTTGATCTACATCTCCATCTCTATAAGTGTCTGGTCTCATTTTTCTTTCAGGAAACTCAGCGTCAGCTTTTTCATATAACACTGTTGCTATATAATCAGATTTAGTTTCTCCTACAGAAGTATATACACACCACCCATTTGCTGACTCATCAGTATATCCATTTGCGTGTATGCTTACATATATACAAGGCTTCTCAGAGGACTTAGCTAATCTATTAGCAGTAGTAACTCTTTCGGATAAACTTACATCTTTAGGAGTAGCTACTAGATTAATATAGTCAATATTATTAGCTTCACATTTTTTAACTAGTCTGTCCACAATAGCTCTGTTAAATTCTCCCTCAAAAAGCTGTGTACCATCTGGCCATACTGGAGATCTTTTACCTGGTGTTTGATATACTCCACTTATCATACCTCCGTGACCGTTATCGAGGATCCATAAATATTTAGACCCCTCAGTACGAGGTGTGATAGACATATCAAAATCCGTATTACAGTGTGGGCATGTAATTATTTTTTCCATGACTTTATTATTAATGCAGCTATTGGATACGCTAAGAATATCATTACAAGGTATCCAAATACTTCCAATTTATTTTTCTTTAGCAGGTAAAGCAATTAAACTATCTTTTGATCTTAAAAACATTAGGCCTACAGCAAGCCATCCAGCCATACCTTCTGTTGTTTCTTTTTCTGTATAAATCATAACACCACAAAATACTAAAATTAAACATCCTAATATAGTAGTTACGTAATTTGAGAATAATCTATTTTTCATAATAACTTTTTTTTTAAAAATAAAAACAGTCTAAATAACCCATAAGCTATTGCTGCTACAATTAACCAATTAATTACTTTTTTCCAAAGCGGAGTTTTTTCATAATATTTAATTGGGATCTTTCTTTCAATAATTTTTTCAACAGTTACTGTATCGCATTTACCATTAATATATACATTATTTCTTATAGTATCGTGAAATATTTTAATCGTAAGTCTTTCTTTTTGGAAGACTACTGTGTCTCTTGTAATTTCGTGAAAAAAATGCTCACTAACTACAGTATCATGTACTATTTTAGGAACAGTTACTTTAACTGTATCATGTATAATTAAAGTATCTGTAGTAAGAAGATGTGGGTATTTATCAATAAGCCTTGTGAACCTTCTTTGCGGAGTGCAAGAGATTATTATTAATAGGACTATTAATAACCAACTATTTTTTAACCGCATGGATTGCTTGAATAATTCTTATTTCCATCGCCCCCATTTCTTTCTTTAGCTCTCCTAAAGATTCGTCGTTCTTTTCTCGATTTCGTTCAACCTGACCTTTAAGGTCATCTATACGTTTATGCAGCTGAGTATGTCCCTCTTTTTTATGGTTTTTTATTTCTTCCATATCTGCAATAAGATTCTGTAAAATAACTTGTTGTATTTCTACTTTGCCTTTCAAAGAATACCATACAGTTAAAGCCCCCGTTACTGCTGACAATAATGATATTAATGCGTCAAAACCTATTTGAAAACTTGTCATTTTATTTAACTTATTTTGTAAAGATATTAATTATTTTTTTATTTTAAGTGTTTATACTTATCTATTCTTTAGTCGACATCTAGATCAGGAATTATAGGTTCATATTTTTCAGACGGTAATTGAAACTTAGGAGAGCTATCTTCTACAGAGGTTTGATAATATCGTGCGCCTGCTATATTATCTACATACGCTTCTAACTCATCTTCTGTTAAAAAAGTATATATATTTGGTTGACCTGTATTAAGTTCTGTTTCATTAATAGGCCCAACATTACCAAATATTACAAATCCTGTTTCTAAATCTGAGTTGGTTACTATAAACCATCTATTAGGATTGTCTTTGGTTATGTGTTGTATGCTTTTTAAATTACTCATTATACGGGTCCTCCATCTGTTATTGTCCAACCGTGGTCTGCTATTAATGCTGCTCTTGCAGTTCCACCAGCACCGCTTCCTGTATAATTAGATTGGCCTGCACTTAATCCAACTGTATTGCTATTGGTTGCTTCAAGTCTTACTAAAAAAGCATCATAACTAGATGTAGTCATTTTTCTTGATCCACCACCTACTATACTTACTAAATTAGTAACAGAGCTGAAATCAACAGCTGAATCAAATACTAAATCACAAGTACCTGCCATTGAATAAAAAGCGGTTTGGAAATTAGTAACTCCGCTAAAATCCATGTTAGAGCCAAATGTTATTGATGACATACTTGCAGCACCCCTGGCACAATTTAAAAAGTTGACTAACACATTGGTAGTTGTCATATTAATATTTAATGTACTAACACCTTTTAAAATATAGAAAGATTGTTGAAGCGTTGTACAATTAGGATAATTCCAATTTAAAGTTATAGTACTTCCTGCAGTATATTTTGCTTCTCTAAATAAGTTATATATATTTCCTGTTGCATTAGGCATAGACCAATTTGCTACTGTAGGAGTAGGTCCTGCATTTGCATCAGAAAGACTATATCCATTTCTATAAAAGAATTGGGAAAAATTAAATGTAGCTGCTGCCCAATTATTCCAACTTGTTCCAAAATTATGATTGTTAAATTTTAATTTTCTTGTGTTGTAAAACATTAAGTCTCCGCTAGAAACGCTTGAAATATCTATTGTACTTAATCCTATTATTTCTTCAAGCTGCACACAACCATAAAATGCTCTAAACGTATTAGTAACATTAGATGTATCCCAATTTGTTACATTAATATTTTTTATAGCATTTGCATTAAACATAAAATATTGCATACTAGTAATACCTGATGTATTATTCCAAGTAGACATATCTATCTCACTTACTGAGGAAAATGTTGGTGTACTAAATCCACCTGATTCATAGAAAAATCTATTTAAATTGACTCCCGCTGCTCTTAAAGTCCAATTGCTTATATCTGTATCCGCTTTAAGACAACTTCTATAAAACATTCTATAAAGAGTATTAGTCCCGCTCCAGTCTAAATTAGGTGCTGTTACTGTGCAACCTCCTGCACCTCTACCACAGTTTGCCATAAAATCTTGAACACCTGTAAAACCGCTTGTATCCCAACCTGTTAAATTAATATTAGTACAAGAATTAAGACCGTAAAACGTTTGAAAAGCACTTCCTACAAAGTTTCCTGTATTTTGCCAATTAGATAAATCACAAGCAACAAGTCTTATGTTATTAAAAAACATTTGATAAGGTCTTTTATCTATTAAACCTGTTATATCAGGATAGTCTGTAGGCAACGATGTTAAATAAGATAAACTTGCAAAAGCTCTATAAAAGGATTTCCATTCTATATTACCCCACTGAACTATTTTGGTTATATAATCTTTATAAGTTCCTGTAGTATTTCCATACTCAAATCCAGGGAAATCACCGCTTATCTTTATTTGATACGTTCCTGTAGAAGCGTAAGCATGAGTTCCTCCGTTATAAGCAGTTACTGTTTCTACAGTACCATCTCCCCAATCAACTTGTGCATTATAAGTACCAACATTTCTTCCTCTTAACTGAAAAGTACTGGCTCCTGTAACATTAAGCTCCATTATAAAACCTTCAAATGAATCAGAAGGAAGTTGTATACTAGCCCCTCCTCCAGAATGTCCTAAGTGTTTTATAAAATTAATATCTGTTCCCATATTACATAAACATTGTGAAAAAGTTACCTTGACTTGCAGAAGATGATGACAAGCCTTTTATTTCTGTTCTATCTAATGTTAAGTTTCCAAAAGTAGAAGTAGCTCTTAAAGAAACTCCCCCAGCAAGATGTCCAGCATTTGCAGATATTGCACCTGTAGCTACCTGTCTGTTAGTATTGTGTGTAGTAAAAGTTCTATTAGTTCCCGTTGGTATTTGCTGAGTTAGAATTTGGTTAACAGAGCATGATGTTAGCATAATTAAAGAATCTTTTTCTACAATAATAGATCCACTGTGCGGTGTAGCTTGTCCACCTGTTCTTAATGATGAACCTACGCCTCCAGACTCTGTAAAACTTCTAGCATGTATGCTAATAGGATTCCATTGATTTCCATTAAAGGTAATTTTCAATGTATTATTCCCATCAGCGGGACTTTCTAAATGATAACATACCATTCTTTGACTAAGACCTCCTCTATTAATTTGATAAAGCTGAGTCATTGCTACACCACCATAAGTTGCACCTGTGTAAGTTCTACTACTAGCGTTAGACATAGTGACAAATACAACTAATAGTTTATTAGTACCAGCATTCTGATTATGAGTAATAGAATGAGAGTTAGACCCAGGTGTTGGGTTAGCATTGCTAGTGTTTCCTTTTGTAGGTGCTGCCATTATAACTCATTTACATTAGTTATTAATGAAATACCTAAACCTTCTACTGTGTCTACTTCTGTTCTAGCTTCATTTACTGAATCGGTTGTAGAAAAGAACGTGCTTACACTAGCTTCTCCTATTGCTAGTTTAGTTCTATTTTCTCCTAAGAATTTACCAAGAGTAGCGTCATAATCTTCATTAATCTGAATAGCTACAGCAGGATCTTCTGTATATCCCACATCAGTATACTTTAAGTTATCTGTACCTTCTAATTCTATTTTTGAAATAATTATCATATTACGCTTCTTGTACTACTGATACTACATCCCATTTTGTTTCTGCAGAATTAAACATATATCCTAAATATAATACTTTATTGACAACTGTTGTAGTTGGTAAAGTTATTCCCACTGCTCTAAATATAGCATTATAAGCAATAGACCTAGCCGTACCGTCATCTTTTATTCTAATAATTAACTTTTGTCCCTCTACAGGCGACCCTGTAGGCAAAGCAATTGTAAGGCCCGCATCTTGGGCCGTTATAACTATTGTTCCAGTCGTGTCTGCATCTACAGTTAATGTTGCCCCAGCGCTTGCCATAGATGAAACAGTTGCAGACAATAAAGCCGCACTAAAAGCACTATTAGGTAAATTCCTTGTTATTTTTGTAGACATACTGTAAGAATTATTTTCTTAAACTAATAATCAATAATTCTGATCCTGTTGCTACGTAATCAAATCTACCTAAAGTATCTTTATCTCCTGCATTAAAATTAATTGTTTCTCCTGCTTTTAAAGTTGTTCCATTTATTGAAGCATCTGCTGATGCATGTACATTCGCAAAAGAAACAGAGAATGCTCCAGATTCAATTGTACCTGTATTTGTTGGCCTAGTAATAGTAGGTCGGTAAGTTATTGATTCTGTTTGTACTTTTAATCGTGCCATTTTATTTTTTTTAATTTTATTAACGCTGTGCTTTTTGAAGTTTTCTTCCTTCAATATTATATACAGTAATTTCTAACCAAGTTATAAAATTAGCTGGTCTAGGAACGTCTAATCTATTTCCTACTTTAATATGTAAACTAGTAACTTCAAATTCGCTATCAAAATACGTCCAAACTGTAGTAGGATACATAGTCGCAATACCTCTTACTTCTTGTACTACTGGATCTACAATTATTCTAGTTTTTTCAGGATCTGAAAATCCTGATACATTATTTGCATTTTTAATTTTATATTCACCAGGATTATCACCAGCTGATATTTTAAATTTAAAATCTTGTGGTAAAGGATTTTCTATAATTAACATATCTGGATTAACACCGTTAATTGTTGAAAGATCTAATCTACATAAAATAGTACTAGAAGGTGCGTTTCGTCCTTCTCCAGGAACTAATCTTTTAATTCTATTATGATCAATATAAGCAAGAGAGTTCTCTTCTATATCAAAAAATAATTCTACTTCTCTTGCTGAAGGTCTGTTTGCATTTGCGCTAAACTCTCTATTAATATTCATTTTTTTTTATTTTAAAGATAATTATTTTAAATTTAAGATTCTAATAGTTTTTTAATTTGTGTATAAGTTAATGTATTATAAATCGTAGTATTATTAGCTATATCTCTTGTGTCGTAAGCGTGTAAGATTTCTAATGTTCTTTTTTTATTTTTTAAAGCTTCTATTTTAGAACTAGAACTTATATATCCAAATAAAGTCCTATTTAAATATGCTAGTACATCTTTAGAATATTCACATTGCTTATTCCAAACTACTTTATCAAAACATTGCTTATTAATTTCATCTACAGTTAAAGTAGGATCATTAAAAACAATGTTTCCACTATTATTACTTGCGTTAAAAGGTTTAACTAATGTACCTGCAGCATCAATAATTAAAACACCTACTAGTGTAAAACTTGGCGCATCACTAAATCTAACTTTATTACTTGCGCTTCGATATACTAACGATAATATTTTATTACCACCTACTCCTGGTGTAGCAGCAGCGTTAGTAAAAGTTATTGATGTAACACCTTGGCTTTTTTGTAAATTTGCTAATACAGCAGTATCAGTAATTACAAAAATATAGCTATTCCATAATTCTGTAATACCTGCATTAAGAGTCCAAGCTGTTGTTATTGTTGCCATTATGCTTTATGTAAGTAATTAAGTGTTCTAGCAGAAAATTCTGTTACAAAACCTGTAGCATCAGAATTTGTTTCGTTAATTGCTCCAACTCCGTAAATAGTGTAAGATACGCCTGTACCTGGAAAAATACCTGCTGCTGCTAAAGTAACAGTAGTACTACCTACTACAGTTACTGTAGTAGTTGCTCCAGTAGAATTGTTTCTAACTAAATCTCCTATTTGTACTTTTAATGTAGCAAAATTTTTAGAACTATCAGTCAAAGTAACTCCAGTTGTTGAGTTTGTTCCTGATACTTGAGCTTTTTTATTTCTATTACTATGAGTATCTTTAAAATAAACATCTAAAGCAGCTACTGTGTTGTTAGTTACTAATCTAGTATTACTAGCACTAAATGATGCTATACAATCAGAAGATACAGGAGTTTGGTTTTCTATTCCATTTACAATATCACATCCTTTAAAATATATTTTATTATTTCCTCCTTGTATACATACTGCAGCATTATCGTTACTATTTTCATTATAAGCTGTAATAGTTTGATCTGCGTTTTTAACTATTTGTGTATCTATAAATTCTGCATTCATATAATTTGAAGCAAATAAAGAAGTAGTTCCAAATCCTGCATCTCCAAAAATTATTACAGAAAGCCTATCTCTTCCTGTAATAGTATCAGTTGCATTTGGATTTACTCCTCTCATTAAAGATGAATTTCTAATAACAGCTCTTGTAGTAGTAGCTACGTTATTTACTCCAAACATTCTAAAAGCTGCGTTATCTCTAGAAAATATCATTCCTTCAAAAATAACAACTCCTGTAGCAGAAGTTGGAGTTCCTGTTACATCGGATCCACCTACTACAAGTCCTTCTCTACTTTTTGAATAACAATCTTTAACTTTTACTATGTATTTACCGTTTCCATTTGCATTTAATGTTCCATACGATTTAGATGAAGTTGCAAGTTCATGATTATTAACTATACTATCTACTTCAAAATATACTTTAGCAGTGCTAGTAGTATCTCCTTCTATGGACAAAGCTCTTCCTGATTCAGCATTTGAGCCTGTTCCAATAGTCATTTTTGGACATTTAAAATTCATTTCTCCTGAAAATGATTGCCTAACATCTACTCCAGCAAATGCATTAGTAGTAGAAGCTGCGCTTTCTGCATGTTGATTTACTATAACTGTACAATAAGATGCTCCTCTTGCAGATACAAAATAATTTTGAATGCTTCCTGAAAGAACATCTGTTTCAACTAATAGTCTATTGCTTGCAGAAACAGGTTTTTGATATATACCTGTACCTGTATTAGTAATTCTGCGTAAATGAATTTCTACGTCAGAATTAGCTCCTGTTATTTCTATACATTGATTACCAGCATTTGAATCTATTAAAATTGCATTTCCTGTTAAATTACAAACAACAGTTGCTGCTGCATCAGTTATTTTACCATTTATAACTACACCTTCTTCGCAATAAATATCAACTCCGTTTTTTAAAGTTATGTCTTCTGTATAAGACCCTGCTCTAATATGTACAGTGTCTCCTGATGTAGCAGCTGTTATTGCTGCACCAATTGTATTCCAAGGTTTATCTATTCTTTCACGCACACCTGCAGTTGCTCCAAATCCAAGATCTACAAATAAAGTATTATCATGACCTATTCCAATAGGAAATTGAAATGCAAAAACTGCTGCTGAAGAAGAACCTGTATTTGTTACAGTAGGTGCTGTACCAGGTGCTCCTGTAGTTACTGTTCCAACTGCAAGAGTTGCTGCAGCTCCAGCGGCTCCAGCTGTACCGTCAAAATCAGGAGTTGTAAATGTACTTCCATCTGTAAAGAAAAAAGTAAACGTACCGTTCCCATTATCTACTACAGTTTGAATACCGTTTCCGTCATTTCCGCTTAATAATGTTACATCACTACAACTTTTACAACCCATTTTTATTAGTTTTTAATATTAGCAATTACTTGAACACTCTGTTAGAGTATCACAATATGTTTTAGCTGCAGTAAGAATAGCTTCTGCAGTATCAAAATCTCCACAAGCAAATGCTGTTTGGATTCCGTGAATATAAATTTCCATCTGATCTACCTCTGTTTTTAATCGTTGTACAGTTTTAGTATCACATGCGTCTATTAATCTAGCAACTAAACCATCTTTACAATTACAAAGATTACATAAGAATAATTGATATTGCTTATCATTAGTGTAAGTAGCAGATGCTGTTGTTATTGTATATACTATTTGAAAAACTCCGTCTGTTCCTGCCCAAGCATTTTCTAGTAATGCTGTAAATCTTCCAGGAGTTGGAGCACCAGCTACAGTTGCGTATACATCTGTACTGCCGTCTTTTAATATATAATTTTGTGTTATAAGATTACCGCTAATAGTTGTAGAAGCGGTAGTTTGTGCTATACTGACAGTATATGTTCCGCCATTATTAGCGCCTGTTCCTGTAAGTAATGCTGTAATTTTTGTGCCTGCGGCTATGCCTACGCCCGTAAGAGTTTGGCCTATGGCAAAAGTTCCTGATATATGAGTAACATCTGTAAATGTTGTACCTGATATAGTACCTGTTCCAGATGCTGCTATTGCAGGAGTCTGACTTGAATTAAAAAATTGAACATTCGCTAATCTTATATCGCTAGTGCTTATGTTAGGAGTTCCCCATCCTCCCTCATTAGATGTAATTACAAAGGGTCCAGTTTCTTCGACAATTGTAATCTTGTTACATTTATTAGTTAATGATACTGAAATTTTAGGATTGAGAGCCATAACACTTTTAAAATCAAGTTAAAAAATATAGTAGCCCGCCATAGACAGCAAAATTTATGGCGGGACTACTGTGGGTGGAGAATTTACTATTGTTGTACGTCTGCTGCAGCTACCCCTAAGATAGTTGCTACATCAACTCCTGAAGAAGCTGCGCCTAATGCACCTCCTGCTTGAAGATTGATATAGAATAATACTGATCCTTTACCTCCTTGCAAAGAAACCAATCCTTGGATACTTTCTGTCCAAGATACTTCTATACATCCGTATTTTCCATCAACTGCTACTTCTTGATCTCTCATTCGTGGTGGAACACCTAACATGCTGTTTTCACCTTCAAATCCGTAACTCATGTACTCATCCATAGCAACTTGTTGCCATACACCAGAACCTGTTCGAGCTCCTGTTGTAGTAACTAACGTTGAAGCATCAGAGAATGCTACTGAGAAACGATTTACATAATAATCACGGAAAGAGTTTACATTAAAATTAGCTTGAACACCTGTCATTCTAATTCCGCAAGCAGCAGCAGCTACACCTGCAACATTTATTGATTCTGCATTACCTACTGTAAGAGTAGCAGATGTTACAATTGGAGTGTCTACAGTAACTGTTTTAGCAGCATTATTTACAGCAGTTACTTTATAAATTGGGTCAGTAAGACCTGTACCTAATCTAATAGCAGAACCTACTGGAAAAGTAGTTGCTGGAGTTGTACCTGATGTAGTTATAACTCTTGATCCTACTGTAGCAGTAACTGTACCTACACCTGCTGGAGTAGCAACACCTGCATTATCGCAAATAACATCAAAAGTAAGATAATTATTTGCTGGCTCATCAGAAAAGTTTTTTACTCCGTTTAAACGAAGTGCAAAAGCTAATTCAGCTTGAGTAGCTGTAGCATCAGTTTTAACTGGTCCTGCAAAAAGACTCATTGGTTGTGAACGGTTAGCTGCATCATTATCATTCTTACGAATTTTAATAAAGAAGTCTGTTGAGTTAGCTATAGGAAGAGCTCCTGTTGTTCCGTTGTATCCTACAACACTTACTTGTTCTACAGGTAGTCTGTAATTACTACTTGAAATTTTAGTAGAAGCTTTAGTAAGCATTGGAGAAATCATTAATGATTTAGTTGCTCCTCGTCCTTGTACAAAACGAAAACGATCTGCTGCTCCATATGCTGCTCCGTTCATTCTGCGCATTCCTGCGTCTACAAGAACAACTGCTCCTAAAGGAAGATTGTCTTTGGTTACTACTGCTCCTACGGCTACTGCAGTATTAACTGCTGCGGTAGTTGTTGCGTTTTTGTCTAATACGACACTAAACACGTTGTCTGCGGTTCTTAACATTTTTAATTGTTTAAAAAATTTATACTTTATTTATTTATTCTAAGTCTCGAAAGTTCTCAATTGTTTGAACCTTCTGTTCTTTTACACGTTGTAGCATCAAATCTGTTGCTATGCCTACTATCACTACATGAGTACTAGTATCAAGCTCGCAATTTCTTTGATTGGCAGAATTAGCTCTTTCTACCTTTATTTCTTTTGGATTTTTAACGTATCTAATATGGTAGTTAGTTACATTAAAAGTTCCATCAGTAAATAACTCATGGCGTTTTCTTGTTTCAGTATCTGCAGGATTAAACGCTGAGGTTTTTCTGCTAAATTCTGAACGCCAAACTCTAGAGTTTCCGTCTATTCTATAAAACGGTTTTTTATATTTACTCCAGTTATACCTTTGCATTTCGTTGTGGGCTACTACATCTACCCAAGCAATTATAAATGACCCAGTATCACATTCTTTTTTATCAATTGTACACTCTTCGTAAATAGTATACATATGATCATTGGGTAAATCGTAAAACTTTCCTGTTACGTTATTATTTACAATTGTACCTATTTGATCAGCTGAAACCGTAAGGTTATCACCATCCTTAACTAATGCTGATAACCCTTGGTTCCTTATCTCTGTTTCCTCGAAGCCTTTCTGCTTTCGATTATTCATTTCATCAAAAAACTTTTTGACATACAAATGTTGCGCTTCTGTTAATACGGATGTAAGATCGAAATCTTCGTATCCAGGAGAACCAAAGCTATCAGCTCTGTCTAACTTCTCCTCTAACATATCGGCCATTTGATTTGCAGTCATTATTTACGTTTTTTTAAATCTACTTTAGCTTTTATTCTCATTTTAACTTCTTGATTATCAGGATTACTTAAAAACATTATTGTGTCTGTTAAGTCTCCTAACTCTGATCCGTTATCTAGAGTATATCGCTTATTTCCTTTTCTAATTATAGCTCCTGCTTCAGTCGCTTCTTGTACAAAGATACGATCTTTATACTGCGGATGATTAACTATTTCTAAAAAGTATTTAGGGTCTTTTTCAACCACATTTAATACTTCACTTTTTAGCCAATCTAATGAGGCAGTTGCTGGAATTGTACGGCCTAATGATTTAATAAATCCTGTAATAGAAGCCTTGCTGTTTGTAATTTCAGCAAACTTAACAAAGGCATCTGCTTTAACAGTTGCTTCTGCTAGTTTCTTAACAGTTACTTTATCTTCATCTACAACCATAAATTCATATGTTGCTTTTAAAATTCTTTCATCATAAGATGGTGATACCAACATCTTATTAGAAAGTAAAATTAAATACTTTAACATATCTAAAGATCTGCTTAAAGTAAGAGTAGCTCCTTCTTTTGTAAGAATAACTCTACCCCTTCTATCTGATCTCCAGAAGTTGTCATCTGTTTTTAGGGTAGTATTTAAATTTGCCCCTAACTCTGTTTCAAAGAACTCTTTTTGTGTCATCCCGTTTGGATAACTTTCTTTATACTTTTCAATCTTCACTCTGTGTTGATCGTCAAGAATTACTTTAACTCCGCCACCCCTTGTTTGGCTATTTAAGGGCACTTGGTAACTACGTTTTACTTTATTATATAAAAAAGGATCTCTTTGTTTGTCTTGTCCTTTTACTAATAAGTTACTCCATTTTCCTGAAGACTCTACTGGTTTAATTGAAACCACTCTGTCTTGCAGAAAAGTACCATATACCACTTTTTCTTTTTCTGCTGTTTTTGCCATTTTATTTTTTATTTGCTGTCTTTAAATTCTCTTTATAAAAGCCCCCCAAGGCTATCAACTCTGGGGGACTTATTATGTCAACTAGAAACTTTTACCGTTCTACTAGTAATCTTAGGTCAACTACTTTTGTAGGATCTTCGATCATCATTCCTCCCCATTTCTGGAAGTGAACTTCATAACCGTCTACTCGTGAAGCAACCATTTTAGGACTACCTTTACCACCTGCTGAGAAAGGATCTCTCATACCTGGGATATATGCCCAATTGTAATCTGGAACTCCTTTTGGCTTAACTCGGTAGATACCTGCAGTATCACCATAGTCAAGAGCAAGAATTCTGTGAGATTCTACGATACCTTTTCCATCTGGGTGACGTTGTGGGAAGTATACATCATCATCGAAGAAATCAAGGATTTCAACCATAATAGTAACTCCGTTGTACCACTCATAAATGTTGTATTGTGGTTTCTGTGTAGCTTTAGTGTTATTACCACCAATGTTACCTGGCTTAGAGTTTGAATCAATAAAACGATCCTGAATAACAGTTACGTTTAATTGGCCTCTCTTTTCTTGAATCTGCTTAGAGATTTCAATTGCACCAAATTCACCTGTAAGTAAATGAATAGTTCTTTTACCTCTTTCGATTTTACCAACTCCCATATCAAGAAGCAACTCTAGATGCCAATCAAGATCGTAAGTGTTGTAGTAATGTACGTTAGAAGGAGCGATTTGATCAAAGAAACCTGCACCTGACTCAACTGCATATTTAGTCTTGTCATCTTTGTTTAGGTACTTGTGATCAGATGTCCAGTTTTTCTTACCATACATCAACATACGAGCAAACATCTCTTCACATTGGTGATGAGCAACCATATCTTGATAGTTAATCCAGATTGATTCTGTTTGTCCTTTGTAGTTAAATCCGAACTCAAGTGGTTCGTTTTTACCTTTGTTGATTGTGTTACCAGCTACTTCATATTCCATACGTAATGTAGATGGACGATTTTCCATTCTCCAAGGAGATGTGAAGTAAGGCTTAGAACCTTGGTAAGAAAGAGTTGAAGGAGAAAGTGAGTAAAACTTAGACCAACGTGTACCAATTGCTAATTCCTCAGAAGGAATAGATTTAGTAGAGCTATCTGTTACTAATTCAACTTCAAACTTGAAACGTGAACCTGCGTCCATCGCTTTTTTAACTAATAGATGATAATCATCAACTTCTCCACGAAGAACGTTAGTTTCTTCAAATAGAGCTTCGTCAAAGATTAAGTAGAAACGCTCACCGTTAGAACCTACGTTTGCTGGGAACGTCCCTGCAGAAATAGAAGATCCATCGATAGTTTCTGCATCAACTAGTGGAAGATTTTTGTCGTGTTGCCCCTGCAACATCCAATTGTAAAATCCGTTTTCTTGTTCCACTTCTTTTACTGGGAAACGATCTACGAATTCACGAAGTTTACCTTGTAGATTAGTTTTGTAAATCTCACGAATTACGTTACTAATCAATTGAGGCTTTTGTTGGTACAAAGCGTGGAAATGGTTGTCAGTGACTAAACCATTGTAATCCTTCGCTTCATACTTTTGTAATGGAAGTAATTGTGCCATTTTTTGATTTGTATTATTTGTTTAACGAATATATTTATTTAACTTTTTTTACTTTTTCATTGACCGCTCTAACATATCTAATATGTTTCCAGTCTTTTCAGAAGTTTCTACAGAAGTATTTCTACCTACGTTTCTATCTTCTTTTGCAATAATCTTATCAAGATCATTAATTGCTTTTGTTTTAGCAACTTGTTTTAATTTAGAAATATCTGGTTTAAATTTTCCTTCTTTATCTAAATTAAACAATCCTAAAGTGTCGTAATAATTAATCAACATCTCAAACTCTCCAGGATTTCTAGTTTGTTTATACATCAAACTATTGTATTCTCTGCCTGTTTTTTTATCAGTATAAACAGGATTTAAAATATTTTGCTTAACCTTTTCTTTACTTATTTTATTAAGACTTATGCCATCTACAAAAGATTGTCTTGCATCTATATTAGTAATTAATGATTCAAAAGCTTTATTTTGTTCATCAACTTGTTGTTTAGTTTTAGCTGCTTTATATTCTTTTGCTTGTGTAACTACTGCATGAGCTTGGTTTTTTAATTCAGGAATTGCTTTTAAAGCTTTACTTTCTAAATTTTTAACAGCCATAGCGTCTTGTATTGCTTCTACTGCTTGATCATCTGTGAAATTTTTTGATTTTAATAAATCATAATAAATTTCTTGTTGAAGTTTTGTATCTGATTTAATTTTTTCCTCATCTACTTGATCAAAAAATTCTAACCGTTGTGCCATCATAATAGCTTGATCGGTTTCATCAAAAGCATCTTCAATTTCTAAAAATCTCTTTTTAGCAGCAGGCATATTTTCTTTCCACTGTTCTTCTGCAGCTTTAAAATTAGTTTGAACCGTTTTATTCATTAGTTCTTTAATAGTATCTAATGAACCTTCTAGTTCGTCTAACTTATCAGCTTCTGCAGCAGTAATAATATTAGACTCTACTAATTCTTTAATTAGCCCTTTATAAATTTCTTCACTCCTCTCGTTTGAGGTAGCGGTTTTACCTTCTTCTTTAGATTGGTTCTTAGTATTTTCATAAGAACCTTCTCCTTCTTCAGAAGATACAGGAGTAAAAACTCCTTCAGGAGTATCTTTAACTTTGTTCTTTTCTTCTCCTTCTTCTTCAGAATTTTCGTCAGACTCCACGACTGCGTTTAATTCTTCTGGAGACATTATTTGAAGTCCCTCAAATAAATCTTCTTTTTCTTCACTCATTTGTTTGCTGTCTTTATTTGGTTACAATATTAAAATTATTTTTATAAATAAACTTAAATCTATTTATAAGTATGTGCTATAATCCTATAGCTTTATTTGTTTTTCATTACCCTAGTTCTTTCTTTTTCAAGACCCATTTTTTCTACAGCAATGTTTTCTTTAGCTTGATTAGATCGTATTTGTTCATCTAATTTAGCTTGTTCTAATTCTGATTTTTGATCGTTTCTTTTCTCTTCTATTTCTGTTCTTCTAAGATCTAATTCATCAGCAATTCCATTACTATCTGAATCTAATAAGCCTGACTCAGTACGATAGTTATTATTCATTTCTTTCATAGCTGCTATTTCTAAACTAGCTTGAATTTTTTCTCTATCTACAGCTATTTTATCATCATGTTTTTTAAGATCAATTTCTTGTTGTTGTTGAGCTTGTTCCATTTGAGCTTGTTGCATTTGCTGCTGTTGCTCCATTTGCTGTTGTTGCATTTGTTCGTTTTCTTCTTTAATTCTTTTTGCAGAATTTTCAAGTTTTTTAGCAATGTCTTGTACAGAATCAGATTGTGATATAGCTACTAAATCTGAAATAGTTGCTTGGCCGTTTTGTATAGCTGCTTGTGAAAGCGCTTTAATATCGTTGTACAATTGCGTATCACTTGTAGAATTAGATAAATGTAAATCGTATTCTGTTGAAGCAAACTCGTCAAAATGAGTAATAAATTGTTGACTCATATCGTCAAGTAAAAATTGACCTTTTTGAGGATTTGCTTTATATGCATATTTACAACATTCTAAAAATTTAGTTAATGCTCTTTTTCTGAAGTTTTGATCTATAGCAAACCATTTTTCTGTAATGTGAGATGTCTGTGCTACTTCTCTTTCTACATTACCTACTGCTTCTCTATTTTGTATTTGGCCTTCTCGTGCTCCAGATACACCAGCTAATTTACCTAATGTGTTTTCTATATCTACAAGTAAATTAGTATACATGCCTATTGCATTAGGATCTCCTATATTTACTTGTTGCGCAGTCAGCTGATTAAATTGTCCTGCTGATTTACCTTGCGCAGGTCCTTTAAGTATTTCATTAGTTGGATCTAACCAAGCAAATTTATTTACTGTTACATATCGCATCCATTCTTTAGGATCCCATCCTGATGGAACAAGTGCAGAGTTAATAGCAGTAAAGGACCCCTTATACGTAGCTATTTCAAGCTCTCTTTTGTAGTAAGCGATATCATAGGAATATGCAAGAGGCTTCATTATGTCCATAAGAGATTGGACTTTATAATCGTTAGTTGAATTAACGGAGCCAATATATGGAGGGGTCCCTTTGGATTTATTAACTAATGATTTGCTAGCAAATGGTACAGGACGCATAGTAGTGTAAATATGGTCGGCAATCTTAGTACCTTCCATCCATTCATTTACCCATATCCATTTTACTTTTTCTCCTAATTCTTTATTTGGCCTGTAATCTTCAGGAACCCAATCTTTTTGTTCTACACCTTCATCATCAAAATATGTAAGTTCTCCAATTTTACGTCTAGATCTCCAACATACTTTCATAACTCTTACGTTACCATAAGAATCAAATGCTCCTGCAAATGTTCTAACACCTGCTTCATTAGGATGAAATATATCTAATGCTCCAGCTTCTCCGTAAAAATCAAATATAGAAATATCTCTATTAAGGCCTATCCCGCCTCCACCGTCCATACTTGTATCTACAGTTCCTTTTTCTAAGAAATCTATATCTCTAGGTTTAAGAGTATCCCAATAATCATCTATAACTCCTCCTACAGATTTATAACCATATTCTACAATAATGTCTGCATCTTCTATAAACATAGAACTTCCTCCAAGAGTATATACATTCATAGGATTAACTCGTCGCATAACAGGTTCTCCTCCTAATACTCCGCAATACATTATTTCTTCACCTGCTGTAAGCAAATCTTCAAATGTTCTAAGAAATGTAAAATCAAAGTTACCTTCTTTATATTCTTTTTTAAGAATCTTATTAGCAACTATTTCACTCATATCTTGAAAACCATAGTTTTGATATTTTTCAAGATCTTGTAATCTTTTTTGTATTTCTTCAGGACTTATAGATTCTGTTTGAATAATTCCAACCATCTCTTGTGTAATCTGGTCCATCAACTGCTCTTCTTTTCTAGATATGCCGTCTTGATCTCCTGATGAAATATAAGCTTTAAATTCTTTTTTACGTTTAGAATATTCTCCTAGTAATAAATTAATCTTTGTATTTTCAATTCCTATATGCTGGAAGCTAGCTGGTAAAGAATCTAAGTCTAAATTATCAGGGTTAATAAATTTTTCAAAGTCTCTAGGAGATATTACATTAGCTCTTAGATTGTAGTTAATCCTTTTATTCTTAAAACTGTTTCTTAAATTAACATCTGATGTTAATAAATTTTCTGCGTAATCTATATTTCTTTTATACCAAGCATCTGTTTTCTGAGCATCAGATAATTTTTGTCTTGGAAAATTAATAAATCCTTGATCTTCTAAACTAGATGTTTTGCTCATAATAACAATAATTTTTTATTTACACAAATCTATGAATAATAATTTGAATCTATAGTGCCTACAACTTTCTTTTTTAGTACGCCCATATTAGAGAAGTAATCGTTGTCTAAGAACCCTTTAACTTCTTCTACACGTTTATTAGTCTCTTTATACATAGTTGAATCTAACCACATTAACATTATTAACGCAGATACTCTATCAAAGTTTCCTTGAGGATTCCACATTACAAGTTCTGTTACTAATGCAGATGAGTATAACGTTTCATATACTTTAACTTCTGATTTAATAGATATAGTTTCTTGTAACCAGGATTTAACCATATTACGCCCTTCTGAGTTTACAGCACTTGAAGCGTTAATACCTTTAGAAGTATTTCCTGATTGCTTATATGTATCAGAAGATCTAAGTTGATAAGGCGTGTCTGCAAGTAAATATGTACATTTATGTCGGTCAAAATAATTAAATAACCCTATAAGGTTTTTTTCATACATACCTACAGCATTGTAATATAACAAAAGCATTCTGCATATTTCGTAAAAATCTTTTGCTTCATTACTTCTTCCTGTATATTCTGCTACTAATTGCCTAGTTAACCTATTCATTATAAATATAGAAGGCAATGAGTCAGTAGTAGATTTATCTTTATCTACAACATCTATTCCAGCTATGTAAACATTTCTAGGCACTACGCCTTCAGGATTAGTTTGAGGCTTAACCCATAATTCTACACAACCACGTTTGCCGTCATTTTTATTTAGCGGAAACTTTCTTATAGGTTTAAGATCTTGTATAGTACTAAATTCTACTTTATTATCTTTATCAAAACTAAGAATACCTTTAAAACTAGCGTCTGTGTATTTTGAATATTTACCTCCTTCTACTTCTGCTAGCTGTTCTTTTAATTGTAGTGTAGGAAAGAATGCTCCTTCTAAAACTAAGAAAGCTTCTGACGGCAACATAGGACCGTTAATTATTTCTGTCTGATATACTGTGGGGTCAGGAGATTTTTTAGCAGTTTCTCTTTTATCTTCTATATATACTCTAGATAAACTCTCATCTGTTATAAGATTAGGTCCTTTCTTGAATTCATTTAGTGTGAGAGAATAAGGAACAAAATATCCTATAGTGCCTCTGTTTTCAAAATGATCTTCAAAAGTAACACAATTATAATCATCGGGATTTCTAAATATACTTTCTGCATACAATGCTGCTCGACCAGACACAAGCCCTCCTGTTCCAAGCGCCCATATAACAAGATTCTTTTTTGCTTTAGAAGCTTGTGTTGCTTCAATTGCTCCCCAAGATTCTTTTATGTTATACATGAAACCAACCTCATCTAATGCTACTAAGTTAGGACGTGTACCATTGGCTGCTAGCGGATTATCTTTAAATGTACGATGTCGCATTACGGATCCTGTACGTGTAGTTGCTTCTCTGTTAGCCATAAAAGAACCTGTATAAGATATCGATAAAGGCGACGGATAAAACTCATCTCCTAATTGAAAGCTTCCAGGTAGGAGCTCATAAGCTGTAGTAACTTTTTTCATAAGAGGTATTGAGTACTTAGTATCAATTGCCCCTATAATAGTATCTGATGCTAAAAAGTTTTTACTCTTTTTTCTAGATAAGTAATCATCATAATCTGTAGCTCCGTCGAATAAAAAATTATGTTCAGCTATGCCTGATGTAGCATATGATTTACCTCCACCCCTAGATTGTATGCTAATAAAATGTTTTGCTGAGTTTTTATATAAGGGCTTACCTAAACTTTTACTGTGGTTTTTTCGTAAGTATTCTCTTGCAGGAATATATTTTAATCTTTTTATCTCTTCTTTAGTAATACGTTTAAGTTTTAAAGCTAATTCTTTTTCGGGTCCATACTTTCTATCACATGTATATTGCGTGTCTTTTGTAAAGCCTGAAAAGCCTCTGCACTCTTCATAAATTAAAAATAGTTCCCAATCTATATCACGTAGAAACGGTAAACCAAATGCTTGTGATACAGAATACTCATCTTCAAATTGTATGTTATGGAAGTTTACATAATAATATAATGGACCAGGCATCCATTTTCCTTGTTGCCAATATCCTTCTATGCATTTACGTTTTTCTGCTTTCCAAAATGAAAGACGTTCATAATGTTCTAATACAGGATGAAACTTTGGTATCTCATCTAATTTATAATTTTTATTATTTATCATCTATACTAGGCCATTTATCTTTAGGACAAGAAGACTCCAGAGATCTGGTTTTAAACTTTAAAGAACAACCACATACTTTACAACACTCTGTTATTAAAGCGCTGCATTCTGTAGATTTATGATTACATGCATCACAAGTCTTCTGCCTATCAGCTGCTATTTCTTCTATATACTTATCTCTAAGTAATAAGTTTTTTATACCAGATAAAATTTTTCCTCTATTTTCCCAAATGTTATCCATTTATATTTCTCCTGATTCAGTTAAAGATACAATACTTTTTCCTTTTTTCTTGATCTTATCTTCTTCGTAATCTTTTTTAATTTTTTTATAATCATCAAATAACTTAGCTGTATTAGCTAACATAGTATCTATTTCTTTTAAAATTTTTGTATCTACTTCTCCTATGTGTTGTACGTTTAAAGCTTCTTTGTATAGTTTTTTTAAAGACTTATCTCTCATTCCCATAATCTCGTTCCAACTAACTAGCGCTCTTTCTGCATCTGATAATACTATGTTTTTATATATGTCAATTATTTCATCTAAGCTTTCCCATTTAAATTTAGGATCCTTTAAAAAGTCTTTAGAGATTATATCTAATTTATTAGGAAGATTAAAAAATCTAGACTCAGGATTATATGCAAAGTCAATAGCCCACATTGTACGTGAGCTATTAGACTTTTGTTTAGATTTGTCTGCGGTGTAGACTTTATTAAACTCTTCTATGATTTTTAATTCAGGATGTATGTCCCAAAAATTGTTTTCATATAAAGCTTTCATTTTTGAAGTTTTTTAAGTTTATCCCAAAGACTTTCATAAGGCAACGAACATTTATATTGTACTCCTGCTAAAAATATAATTGACCCGCCTTTAGGATTTTTAGACAATGCATCTATCTTATAAAAAGTAGTTAGGTATTTATCTTTAGAATCATTTATATGTACTTCAAGTGTTAAGTTCATTTTTTTTCTTTTTGATGCAAAAATTCGCATGATTTATTTTTCTTTTATTAGGCACAAACTTTCCAAAACTATCTATATGTATGATAGGAAATTTATTTTCGTCAAATATTTCATCTGTTTTATGATCACTGCTTATAACATCTGATATTTTATTCCCTAGTAGTTTCCATATTTCTTCTGCCTGAGCAATACTTATGCCGTGTGAAGCTGCAATTTTTTTTAATATTTCTTTTTGTTTATTCATCAGGCATGTCGATAGTAAAATCAAATTCTTTTTCTTCAATAACAGGAGCTTTAGTAGCATCATGTTTGTATTCTTTTGGTGGAATTTTTTCTTCTTTTACTTTTTCTATAACCTCTTCTTTTTTAATTGCAGTAGTCATTACTAAATTAACTTCTATTCTAAAACCATCATTGTCAGGTTTAAACTGCAGTTCAGAATGAAGCACATTGTTTTCATTTATTAATGGTTTACCAAACATAGTTTTTTTACGAAGCTTAGATATAATAACATTAAATTGTTTTTCAGGAATATCTAACCCTTCTCTTATTTCTTTTCTAACATCAGTTGATAGAATAAACTTAGCGCGTTTGTCTTCTGGCAAAGCTTCATATTCATTATTTAAACTAACAAGCTCTGCAAGAACATCTCGTTCTTGTGGAGTTAAGTTTAGCATAAAATTCATAAAGGCTAATACCTGTCGATAAATTTTAGTACTATTTGTCGGTAGGGATATTACTTTTCGTTGCTTCATCTATTACTTCTTTTTGCATTTCTTTATCATTTGCTAAAATTTTTCCTATCTCATACCAAGTAACTAATGCTCCTTGTGTAAGTGTAGCAAGTACTTCTACAATAGCATGGTATTCCATATTCTTAGCATCAATGTTATTAGGTCTAGGAAGTCTAAACTGTTGTATAGTTTTTTCTCCGTGTCCTAATTCACCTACTATAATATCTACATGCCAAGCTTTAAGTATAAACTTATCTTCCTGAACTTCTTCAGGATAAGATTTATATTTAAAAGTAAGTCCTTCTGCTGTTGATTTTTCTGAGGCTACCACAAAAGCTGTGGCTAATAATTCTTTAGCTATCGCTAATTTTTCTGCTGTCTTCATCTGTTAAATAACATTTTAAAATAATTTTGTCAGGGCCTAAGAATATAGTAGCTTTAAAAATTTTACTGTGCTGTCGGCAATATTTTTTAAATCTTTTTTCTAAGACCCTAGACTTTGTAATAATCTCTCCAAGATCATCTGATTCCAATTCTCCAATCTCCATCAGTAATCCTCTAATAATAATTCTGATAATTTGTATTTACCTCGTGATACTTTAACAAGCAGCTCTCGCTCGCGCAGTGAGCTCAACATCTTTTCCAGTGCAGGACCAGATACAGATAACTCATCACATACCATTTTTTTATTTACTCTATCACTATACCACACGTTTGTGGTATCAGGTATTTGTCTTATAATATAAAACAACGCATGAAAGCTTTTATCTTTTGATTTTAAAAGAATGCTATCATTAGTATCTAGTGAAACACATATCATCTTGCAGCAAATATAATAATATTATAACAACTAACAAGAATTATTTAATTATTATAATATTTATACAAAAGGATGAAATACATTAAATACTTCTTTGTCTATGGTTTTACGTTTACGTGCGATAAATGGGTTTAACATATAAATTACTCTAACCTCATCTCTTATTCTACCTTTAAGTTGGTAGATAACTCCTACCTTCATAAGCTTACTAAGTAGTTTTAAAAACATTGCCTTAGAACTATAGCCTAAAAACTTCTGTAGTGATTGATTAGTGTGAGGTTGTGGTCCATTGTATACGATGTTAAGGGGCGTTTTCAGATCAGTCGCCATCATAATCATAGAATTTATTTCAGTTCTAGACAATTCAGTTGACAGATACTTAACTGTTTTAGAATCAAGAACTATATAATCGTCAGAAGTAATAATAACACACCCACCTTCTTCTGTTATATTCACAGACATCTTATCTTTGCCTAACTCAGATGCTAGCATTTCTCCTGTTTCAGAGTTTACATACTTGCCCACATCAAACTGTTGCTTCTTGGTACTGCGCTTCTTAATTATCCTGTTTCCCATACCGTAAAGATATTATAATTATATTACAATAACTAATGCATAAGTACTATTTTTAGTACCTATACTGCCTTTTAGGTACTATTTTTAGTACCAGCATGTTTTGGCTGTGTGTCAGTAGTAGTCTATCTATTAGCTTATAATTTTATTTTTTACACTTATTCTTATTTAGTGTCTTTTTTTTAATTGGTAATATACCCCCCATATATTTTTTATATGCGTGCATAAGATTTCGATTAAGTGGTAAGTAACAATGTCAACGACTCCCTCTAAAGAATGCGTGGGCAACGTTGCCCCCGTACAAAAAAATCATAACATGAAAATAGAATTCGTAAAATTCGTAGTAACAGATGACTATGTACAAGCAATGTTTAAGAAAGCCAAAGAGGGACTCTTTGATGATGAGCGCACAATCTTTGCGCGTAAGTTTATAACAGCGAGCTACACTGAGCTCGGAGAGGAAGCAGCTAAAGCTGCTGTCCAAGAGTGGCTCGATGCCAACTCCGTTGACATCGTTGAGGGTGATGGCGTTGAGACGTACAACGAGGTTGTATGCGAGTAAGAAACGGGGGAGAGTTGCTCCCCTTTTTCAGTCTCTTTTTCCTTTGAATAAGATTTTATACTATAACTAACCCGATTGTTTAACCTTTTAAATCCTTTGTCATGAAAGAATACACTGTTATTTCAGGAGTGATTACTAACCCATTATGGTTAGTTAATCCTAATGCTTAAAGCATTGATAAGCCATAGCATTTAATTGTTATGGCTTAATTTTTTATTTACTTACAAAATCATACATATGTTACTATCAGATAAAATTAAACTAACGTTCTTGTCTTTAATAACAACAACATTAGTATCAGCCATTATATATTGTGTAACAACAATAGGCACAGCAAACTACTTAGCATTAATATAAAACTATAAGGGAGGGGAATGCCCCTCCTTTTAAACATGGCAGTACCACATAGGAATGATAGCTCTTATGATGGCCCTGGATTATATAGGTTCGACTCCTATTACTGCCACTAACTTAATTATAAACTAATACCATAAAATCATGCAATTATTAGACAAAAGAATCAACTTAGATTTAAAATTAGAAAAAGTAATCGGCCTTGCAATAGGCTATAGTGCTTGGGGTAAGTCCTCAATAAGAACTAGACAGTATCAACTGTTAATCTTATGCTTTGTAATAGAATTACAAACAAGAACTACTATCAAAGAAAAGATAGTAAAGAAAGATTTATACAAAAAGAAAAAGACATTTATAGCTAAATTAGTAGCAAGTCTTTGTTTAGCATCTTTATTAGCAACTATAATAGGACTGTATGAAGCATTACATGCTACAAGTGGTGCTGATGCAAATGCACTGACTATGATGTCAAGTGTATATGCAGCTTTATTTGTAGTATTAGGTATATGTTATCTTGCTATGAATCCTAATGAAAAGTATAAGTATGTTTAGGAAAGAACATAGGTTAGAATGTATAGTACTGAGTATTTATTTACTCAGTATTATACTGTTCTGTAATGACCTGTATGTAATCAAAGCAATACTGAATATATTTTAAAAACCAACCTCTAATAGAATTATGTTGGGCACTGTAAAGTCAGTGATGTTAAGCAGACTAACAAGGTATGGTGGTATGTAAGTCAACGCACATAAGATGCGGCAGTACGTAAAGACTCCTACTAAGACATCTAGCGCACCTTGTTTATTTTAT